ACTCGACTGTAGTCGTTGACACGGTTGGTTCCGGGTTCTAAAGGATCATTGGTGGAACAGAATTACGCTCATTAATTCTGATGAATAATCCATTACCAGTATCCTTTATAGTTACGGATGATACTTTAACAGTATCCAATACCATTACTCCTGATTCACTTTGGTTATACTTTATAACATCCTCTTTACCTGATCTAACTACAATATCTATTTGGTTTCCTTGTGCATCAATTTGGTAGATTTCTCGGCATGGGTTAAAACTAACTTTAACGTATACGTTACCTTCTTCTGCATTAGGAAAGTATAAATTGTCATCTTTCTTTTTAATACAATACACTATATTTATTGACTTATCTACTTCAAATGTATTTATAGAGTATACATCTGCTGATATACCGTTTGAGTTTGTTACACTGGTATTCATACTATTATAGTTTATTTTAAAATTATATAATTGTTCTCTCCTAGATTTTCAAAGTTAAAGAATCAGTAATTTGATCTATGGTTACAACTAACTTATTAGTAGAATCGGTTACTGTAACAATAGATACATTATCCAGTGTCATAAGACCTGATCCTGTACTAGATAACGACATATTGTCAACAATTATATCTACTATATGTCCAACCGCAGAGAATATGTATGTGGTGTTCTCTGGTATTACTGATAACTTTACATATACCATACCTCGTTTTGCTCCTGGAAAATGCATATTATCTTTATTATCGAATCTATCCTTTACAAAATAGCGGATCAATACTCTATCTTCTTTATTTATAGATACTGAAAACTTGTTAGATTCGTGTGATATCGGGATGGATGTAACATTCATATTACTATATTTATATTTAAAATAGATATAGTTTTCTCTCCTAGATTTAGGAGGTATGAAATTACCTGGTTCTCTTTACTCATACCCTATTATATCGAATGTAACACCATAATCATAAACCACTACGGTAGAGATGGTTGCATTAAATACTACAGCACCTGTATATCCAGTAACATGAACTATATCATCAGATTTGCCATATCGTATAACTATGCTATCTCCTTTCCTACTAAAGATATACTCTTCTCTACTGGGATGGAAACTTACCTTAACATACGTATACCCTAGTTCAGCATCTATGAAATGCTCATCAAAATCTTCATCATATCTCTTAACAAAATAGTTTATAATTACCGTCTTATCATTAAGATTAGTATTAATTATAAACTGATTGGTATCTATCTCTGGAGTAATTACTTTAGCATGCATAAGATGTTGTGTTTCTCTCCTTAATTAGTTATATTTTTAGGATGAATATATTGAGATGTAGAATCTGCTACTATCTTACTGTTCACTTGATCTAACTTCTGGACCATATACTTACACATAATCTCATTACCGTCATCATGTACTTGATATCTGATCAATGCCAGTCTTATTACGTTCAGTTCTGTTTCTGACAACTCTACTATACTATATGTGGTTTCCTTTTCTACGTGCATACTATAATATATAGTTTATTTACATATATTAGTTATGAGTATGTTATCAATAGAACATTACCGGTTCTCTCCTAATATTAATCTTCAGGAGGTGTGAAGTTGGATGTATATTTTGCATCCTTACTGAACCGTAATGTATAATTTATTTTATACATCAATAGTAATGATGCCATAGGCATTACTGTTACTCTATATAAATTACACCTGTCTACCCAGTCCAATACTTCAGCAGTAGTTCTCATTACTCTGCTTATTACTTTATCATTATTTACTGCAACATATCCGTAGGATGGTTCATACTTCTTACATACTGATTGTGGGTATAATGGTGATCTAAACGGACAGAATGTATAATGTGACTTGTTACAGTTACAATTAGTACCTATATTATAAATGCATTCACTGTTATAGATCTCACTGCACTCAGGTATATCCATCTGTCTGCAAAACTCTTCTACTACTTTAATGTCCATGGTTCTGTCCTATATGTTACTTATGATATCATGTATTAACTGGAGGTTCTGCTGGCTCTTTTCTATGTTGTCTAACTCTTCCTTTAGGTTACTGATATGTCTATATCTCCATACTTCAATATCGTCTATAGGGAAATGATCTTCTGCTATGAGATATCGTTTATCCTTTATGTATGCAAACATTACAGTGACTGTTCGTTCTCTGTCTGCTTTTACTTCTAACCCATTGTATATTCCTATGTATACCGGATATTCACATTGGATCTCTTCATCTGTTATACTGTAAATAAAAGGGAGATCCATATTACTGATGTTCTTCATGATCGTTTTGAATTAGATTGTTTACTTTGATCTCCAACCAATAAATCCCTGGAAAACAAGTTTATTTTAAAACACTTTGCATTAGGGTTAGGATTAAATGCAACATGGATGGTAATTTTACTTGTTTTTTTTCATTGGTTTCTCTCCTATTTAATATTAGTATATACTGTTTCGCTATTAATGCCATTAATGTCAAGATTATCTATTATAGGTGTATTTGATTTATTCAGTACATCTAAGTAATTCTTTACTTCAGGGAGGATGTCAGTATACTTACCACTCTCTGATATGAACATTACAGTAGCATCTACGGTATATACTGATCCTTCACTGAGTAACTCTACCCTAGTTACTGTATGGGTTAATGGTATGTTCTGTACCTTTACATTATCGAATGTGACTGTGAATGCTCCATGATCATAATGCATATCTACAATACATGCCTTGGCTGATGCATTACATATTGTCCAGCAGGTATCTGCCACTATTACACAGCCTGGTATGTTATATATCTCATCAAATATACCTCTACTACTTCTGCATATTACTGTATCATTATGCAATTTTTTAATGAGGTATTTCTTTTCTATATCTGGAATATCTTTCATTTCCACTGATGAGAATATTACTATTGTTCCTTTCTTTTTCTCGTATACTGCTGTCTTTATCATAACTATTATTTTGTTTGACATTCATATAATCTTTATGGATGTGAAAACTATACGTGAGTCTACTTCTGATTATTCGTATACTCTTATCATTATTGTTGTAGACCCTACACTATCTCCCGGGGAGAGTGTATGTTGCCTTGGTAGATGTGGAACTCCTAATGTTCTGTATGTATCAAATGACTATTATGAAGGTGGTAACCTTATTCAGCCGTTTAAATTAGCTACAGAGTATTATGCTCACGTATCTGAATGTATTAAAAAGAGTTTGAAATCATTTAGTACTTCTTTATTTCTCTCCTAGTAATTCCTGGAATTATATAACCAGATTGTCTTTGGAGGTGCGGAACTCGACTGTAGTCGTTGACACGGTTGGTTCTACTGATACTTTAGGTAATCCATTCCTAGTTTGGTTGTTCTGGCAGTTGTCTGGTAATGGATTCTTCTGTCATTGTCAATACATTCATGAGTACCTTGCTTCATTAATCCAGTACTAAAGTAAAACTCTACTTTATGTAGATCTTCATCATCTACCACTTTACCGTTCTTATACTTATATAGGATATGATCTGTATCTACACCTAATATAAAGTTTTTAATCCGTTTAATATTCACTGTTTTACTCCTACAATGTTTTGAGAATGGCTTTGATCTTCGGTACCAGTTCTTTGTATGTAGGTGTTTCTATCGGAATGTATACTCCTATTGATACGAAGTTCAGTTCTTCGTCTAATGTGATATACGCTAGGGTTACTTTACAGTCATTCCTGTTTAGCAGTTTATCAATAGATATGTTTTGAAACAGTACATTAGCTTTATAGGTTGTTGGTCCGTATTTTACGCCTGTTGAAAATGTTACAGCTGATACGTATGGTAATACTTTAAATCCTACCATTGTTGGATTTATTGTATGACATATTGCATTACCGCTAATATACGAAGGCATATCTTGTAGTTCATACTCTATGGATCTATCTGTTACACATACTACTGTTCTGATTTTATCTTTAGTAACTACATCGTTTATTATATACTTCTCTTCTATCTCTACTAATTCATCTAACGTTACGTTTGAGAAGATTACTTCTGTTTCGTTTTCTTTATTATACACTGCTATTTTTATCATGTTTCTCTCCTAGTAGGTTATGGATGTATTTTAGTATATTGGATTTATACTTTACCTTATTCATATGTGTAGTTACAACAATACCTGTATCGTATCTACGGATATCAATCTGTATGAAATCTTTTACATGAGATAGTTTCACTGCCTGCTCTATGGTAAGATACCGTAACTCAATATGGCAAGTCTTACTACTTTCTGAGAAACTACCTATCTGAAATGTTTCATTCTCTGGTAATTTCTTGTCAGGCTCTTCTTTCATCTGTCTGATATACTGTTCTATATTTCCGATATACCCAGTGATGTCTACTTCAAATAACCAGTCTTGGTAACATTTGATGATCACTACATCGCCTAATCGTTCGGCAGCGTCCATATCATCTAGTGATATTATTGCACGAATAGTTGATCTATCAAAGTTGAACATTGTAATCTGTTTTATGTCCATGATTACCCTACTAGGATTTTATGTAAATAACTGATAAGTAACAGGATGCACTTTACTTCTTTAAAGCACAACTGCACCGTTAATATAGAGGTTCCTTCAATCTTTATGATGATCTCTTCAGCGTCAAAACATGCCAACTTTACGGCCTGCTCTACTGTAACATCAGACACTGTAATGACATCATAGTTTTCGTTATGCACTATAGAAGTTACCTGAGCTCTGTCATTTATATTCTTTGATGATGGAAACTCCGGCATCTTTCTGATATGCTTTATAACATCATCAAAATTACTCCAATACATTAAGACTGATATCTTAAACATCCATTTACCAAGACAATCTAATACGGTTACACTATCATACTTAGTCTGCTGAACCATCTCATCAACGGTTACGGTTGAGTATACTTTGTATTTAGCGTTACTTTTTAAAATAAGGATTCTGTAGATATCCATCAGTTCTCTCCTAGAAGTTTCTGGATGTTTGTATATACTCCACTATACTCACACGTATCATATTTATACTCAAACTTCACAGAAATGGTATCTACCAGTAAACCATCTATGTAATTTCTGATCATACCGATACATCTCCAGGAAATATCCTTGTTCTGCATAAGTTTGATGAGTATATCCTTTGATACATTCGCTACAGTAACAGTCCATTTAGCACAGAGATCGATCTCTGCAATATGTGGTGCTAATGTAAGTTTAACCTCCTCACAATCAGATACTGCTTCTTTGAGCATCTTCAGGATGTTATCAATCTTGTCGGTGGATGTGGTTACTACATCAAAATGATTGTCTTTAATAAACATCTTATCAATACTGTAATCATCACACTGTTCAAGATCTCGTAATTGATCCAATGTAAGATGAATCATGTCTACATCATATACAGTTGATGTATCATCCCGGCTTATTTTACTTACGTACATGAAATATTATTTGATATACTATTACAAAATAGTTATGGTTTCTCTCCTAAACTTCCGGAGTTATAGAACCAACGGAACCCGAAGGGATACACATGGCTCTACATGCAGTATTTACTTACAACTTCCCTGAATAGTTCAGATGCGTATGCATTATGTCTGATACGTTGATACATCTCTGGATGCATGATGATATATTCTTCATCTATACATGTAGTGACTATTACTTTATTGTTATCAGATGCATATCGTTTTCTGTAGTTCTCTATTGATACCTTCAATGACTCGTGGATAATGTGATTTAATCCTTTTGTTATAATATGTCCATTAATACCTTCATCATCGTTAGTATTATTTACTAATTTAGGGATACTATACTGAATCAATGGCCCTGATAGTATGGTACGATCTCCTATACTTCTTACACCAATATGATCCAGGTGAAAGAACCATTCCTTTAGGTATTGTTCTATAACATACTGATCGTTATTCTTTCTCAGTTCTCTCCTGCGTTTGAGTTCATCACGTAACTCGTCATCGCTGTAACTGCTTAAACCCATATCCTATTACTCCATGTATTCTCCCTCTTAAATCTTCCAACTCTTTCTTATCCAACTGATATGTTGAGTCCAATAACCTTACATAAAAGAGACTTGCATTTACATCTTCCCATACTGCTACTTGATCAATATAGTTAGGCCATGGATCTACTACTTTCTTAATCATGACATATGCCCGAAAAAGTAAACTATACCATATACTATTATAATGAATATAATCAAGCCTGCAATCACTTCCCAGATATCTACCTTGATTACAGTATCTTTTTGATCGTCCCTGGGACTGCAACAGTAGCAATAATCATCGTCCCTACATCGGCGACCATCATAGTCACCGCCCATACCACCATCACTTTCTGACATACTCTATAGGTTGTCAGTAAAATAATATATATCTTTTCTTTAAGTGTGAGTGGTGTTAATACACCCACTATCAGATATCTCAATAATGGCAGGTTTGTTGCCCATTGTTAAGATATAACTCTTCATGAACTGCAGTGCTTGGTACTTGTGTTTCTCTCCTGTGAATCTAGGACTGATGTCTATCCACTCATCTGAGTGCTTGTTGATCTGAACGGTACTGAACTCTGACCGGTCATATACCATAATATATTCTGTTCCGTCTACATTGATCGCATCTAACGATGGTGTGATAAGGTATGTCATGTTTGTATCCTATTACAATCATCCACCATAACGGTATGGGTAGTATTCGGTTTGTACTGGTTCGCTGCTATCATGATCTTATCACCGATTGCATTTACTAAAGCCATATCAGATATACAATATACATTATTATTCGTATCTTCTATCACCAGTGATGATGTACCTGTACTAAACCCTATAATATACCGATCTTTTACAGTAAATGTTACGGTACTTGCTGATACTACACTCACTACAAATATCAGTATCAATAATACTATTGGTAATGATTTCATTAGTTCTCTCCTTATTTGGATCATTCTAACCTACTCTTTAGCTTATTTGCAAGCCTGATTAATGGGAATGAGATCGCTGGTATATCTACCTCTTTACCTGATAACGCGTCAATAAACCAAGCATGAATCTTTTCTGTAGTAAGATGTGCCCACGCAATAATCTCATCCTGCTCCTTTTCATACTGCTGATAATCAGGTCTCGATGTCCAATAGTTTGAGCGCCTGGTATACCATGGGTATATAGATCTGATCTCGTTCATCAGCCGTGATCGTGCATTCCATTCTGCTACTTTGATATTGTGCAGTTCCAATATCTGCTGTTTCTTAAGCTCCAGTAATGTATCCTTATTACACATGGGTTAGATCATCCATTGCTTCTATTATTACATCAATCGTTGCCATAGATGAGGTCTGCACGTCCGTGTTATAGTTCAGAGCCGGTGACTGTTTCATTCCCTGTTTGCATCTATACAGGAACATTTTGAGGTCTGTTATACTGACGTATACTTCTTCACCATCAGATATGGTTCTTATATCATTCACGTGATGACCTTCTTACCATTCTGCAAAAGAACGATCTGCCGCTTGTATGAAGCATTGATCACATCTTCTTTTGTGAGGCGTTTGGTATGTACAATGGTTCTGTTCATTCCTTTCTTTCCGGTATACTGTCTACTTCTCGTGTTGTATATGATGCCACATACTTCCATACTAATTAATTTGTAGCAAAAAGAGTTAAAGTTATCGGTTTACAACAATGATACTGACGTTATACATACCGTTCATTGCAGATTTTGCATCTGCCTCATCCCAGAATGGTCCTGCAACACGTATATCTCCGTTACAACATATATAATATTTAGGCCATATATATTCTTTATAATACTTGCAAAGTTTGATATACTCATTAGATAATGGACATCTCATCTTTTCGTTTGTCTTTCCAACTTCTTTTCTTGCGTCAATATGTTCACAGTAACCATATAGGTCACTGTGATCACAGTTAACCGGATTTCTACTTTCCATATCTATAAAATAGAGTGAACAATTTATAAATAATTATTGTTCGGGACCTTGCTCCCCGAGCATCTGCATTACCTTACGGAGATCTTCTTTCTCCTCATCTGATAACTTTTTAACTGTCTCATCGTCCATATGTATCATTTACCGGCTTAATATAAATTGATATCTACTTATTCCCCACCCAGTAGGGAGATCTTTGCCATACTTCCGCTCATACTCCCATTTAGCATTTTGTCGTTTCATATCTTCCATCATTTCATTTACCATATCCTCAATTTCTTTGTATTGTTCATCAGTGAATTCTATTACTGGAATTTTACTAATATCTAATAATGAATATATCTTATATGGTGGAGAGTATACTCCAATATCTCTTTTACAACAGATATCATATCCTTCCTTGGATAATGGAGTTGTATCAAAATAAGACATTATAACTCTAAATTAAGAATATCATTAAGCTCATCAATAATCATATTAAGCTGTGCAATCTTCCCATCATTATATACCGATCCATTTATGATAGCCTGATCTCTCGCATCAATTAGACTATTACGATATCCTTTAACATCAATAATACGTTTTTTATTGAAGAAACCAATATCTGCAATATAAAATGGACTTCTCTTTATTTTCATATAATTCACTTATTAATTTCTCTCCTGATTATAATCAACATCCCAAACTTCACCTCTAAATTTACGTTCAACATAAATCCTTATAATATGTGGGTTTAATTTATCGAATGATACACGCGATCCTCTATGTGACCAGTTACAGTCAGTAATTATATGAATAGTTCCATATGCACACAACTGCCACCAAATGATCATCCCATCAGATAATTCATCAAACTCAAATGGTCCAGGATTACATAGTTCAATGAATTGTTTATATGATAATTTCATTTTTATACCATTATATCAGAACAATGAACTAATTCAATGGGTGACTTTCCATCTGTAAGTAGAGTTACTACTCTTTTTGCTTCTCTCTCACAATCTCCATTAAATTTCTCTTCTATAAATGGATTAAGTCCATATTTTGGAAGTGTATTTAGAGTATATCCCCAACTAAATATTTTTATTATAATAGGATCAGTAGGATTTACAGAACTCCATACTCCTGTTTTTAATCGGATTATCCATTCATCTATAGAAAATTGATTCTCTGACTTATTGCCATAACTGCATTCAAAAGAGGCATCTTCCTTTGGAGAGACTTGTATATGTTTCCCCCAATAATCACAATAAAAGATAATACTATTTTCACTCCTCCCTTTACATCTAATGCATAATTCAGGAGTTTTTGATTTAAACATCACACTACACACCCCGTGCGTCTAAAAACAAGTGATCATCAACAACCTCATCCCATTCAGAGCCGCAAGCTCTTTCCTGTGGACACCCCCACGGTATTGTTGCAGGATCAGGAATCATTTCAAGTTTACATTCATAATCCCCACAAGATTTACAAATGAATTTAGACATCCTTCTTCACCCTCACAACCAGGATGGTTGCAGGACCATCTATCTTATGGGTATAATGATCAGCAATATATGAGTTTCCATGTTCATCATATTCCATAATACTGTCAGAATGAATCTCTGCACACTCATACACAGGAATTAATTCAACATCCTTCTGTTTTATGAGTTCTTGCATCAACTCGATCTTCGTTGCTTGAGTTATTTGTGGAGCAGTCTCATCCTTAATGAATCGTATATCATTCCCACAGAATGTACACTTTCCATCCTTTACGTAACACTCCCACCGTATCTGCTGACATGTATCACAATAGTAATACCCTCGATTAGATTCACTCATAATTTAACACTTTAACCCATCTACCCTTCTCAAAATACCCAAATTCACCATCAAATTTATGATATAATACACCATAATATTCAGCACCGTGTTTGCATGATTCTTCATTACTATATCCCATTATTCCATCTCTACATACAAACCAGAATTTAACATTTGAATAATCAATAGGTGCTAAATAAGGATCACAATCAAATTCACCAGTGATAATGATCACCTTTATGAATAGTGTCCCATGTTTTTCTGTCAAACTCTACAGTTACAATCTGACCAAAGTAATTTTTAAAATCTATATAACAATATATTTCATGATGTTCAGCCGTAGCATCGGGTTGCATCATTCTATACGCTTTAACGGCAGTTCCATCATGATATGCATAATTCACTGCACATAGAAGCAGTATTACAACTGCCAGTAATGGTAAATATTTCATTTCTCCTCACAATAATTTGGATAATACTCAACCCATGCCTTGAATACTTTACCACATTCTTCACACTCAATATCTTCTGGTTCCCCGGTAAGGTGAAGATCCCATGATTCGGTATATACATGGTTACAATATGGACATATTATCTCATCTGACATCAGAACAATACCTTTGGCTCACTCACAATCAGTTCTGATATAAATACCGATTTACAATCTTCACACTGTACTAACCTTTCGTCTATACGTCTAATATTTTGTGATTTGCAATAATCACATACTATAATCAATGCCATGTTCTTTTATGTCCATATTTTCTCAGATATACCTGGATACATGAGTGACCTTTATCTTTCTTTCTCTCCTGTTTTTCAGGGTATACTTGTTTCCCATTAACTTTTACTGTAACGGTATCGCCATCCTTCATGCATTGAATGAAATACCATTTATTATACTCCTTAAGATGTATCTTTACAATATCCAAATATGGATCTGAAAAATTAAATAGTTCGCTGCCAGTTTTACGTTTCTTTACTACATATGATATTTCATATGGTTTAGATAGATCAAAATCTGCATCTTTACAGGTTATATCAGTTAAATAATCACCTTTCATACAAAATAATAGTGAGGTGATAATAGAAATAGTTATTGATCGTACTCTCCTAATACTATCTTTCTAAGTTCTTCCCTAATGGCATATTCCTTTAAGAAAAAACCTATTGCACATAGCCATACTATTACCAATAGTGTACATGCTATTACCGGGTTTCTAATATTCACATAATACATACTGAACAATATACAAACACATATGAGCACTATAACGGTAAAGAACCTTGTATAAGTATTTGCGCTTTTGATATTATCAAATGCTTCTTCATATGTCATATCTTACCTTCCTTTATACATTCTTTGATATATTCGACATCTCGATACATAATACATGGATTTAATTCACATGATTTATTCCATATAAATTCATCAGAATCCAATGATCCTTCATTTACTTTATCTTGAAAACGTTTCATTCTCCTGTCATACATCTGCTTATTTCCGCGACACCCTCCATTTGTACCGTTAATTGTAATAGCACCAAAGATAGAGGTGGTAGTTGAGTACTGAGTTGGTCTAATGTTAAAGACACAAGTCATGCAGTTTTGCATACACCCTCCTCTTCCATCAGGCGTTTTAACCTCTCTACCTGGACAACATACCGTTTTGCCACATCAATATCTTGATTATTGTCAAATGTCATGAATATGAGCAATGCATTAACAGCATTACCCATGGCATCCAATGCTGCATACATCGCATCACAACATTTCCCTTTAGGATACTCACTCATGAGTTGTCTGATCTCATCACGGTAATGATCGTCGGACGCTGATTCCAGATTGATAAGTTGTCGTCTCAAATCTTCCATATCAGGATCTTGTTGTTTATTAAGATCATCAACAATCTCCCCTATCTTTTTGATGGTTTCCTCTGATACAAATAATTTACCATTATGTTTTTTATATAACGACTTATACGTCTTTAAAAACTCAACATTACTCATAGTCTCCCATGATTCTATGTATGATATAGTACCTAATTGTTTCATATCATCAACGATCAGATTTTTCACTGTTGCTAATGCATCCTCATTCATGGACTCTCCTCGTCTGATACCCATACTTTACCTGTACCGTGACAACGAGTACACTCTTTACCGTCAACTTCATAGGTTCCGTTACACTTCGGACATGTTATCTTCTTCATATTGCTTGAATCACTCCTGAGTTATATTCTTCTTTCTCTCCTTTATCATTTACGGTGTATGCTTCCCATGTACCGCCGGTCATCATATGTTCAATAATGGCAATGATGCCTGATGCGGTTCCCATATTTGATACACATACCGGGGAGTCGTTCTTTAATACCGTTGCAAACTCCAGATTTCCATTATTCAGTGTAAGGATGATAGATGTTTCACCCTTCTTAAAAAGGATCTTCCTTGAAGTATTTGATGTGGTCATCATACCATGGTTTAATTATAGCCAAAAGTTCATCTTTCTCTTTCTCATCAAGATCCCTGATGTTGATACTATAGAGAACATAGGCATCATGACCCAGATGGTCGTTATACTCGATCACGTCATAGTTCATACAGTAAATTCCTCCCTTTCTTTAAATGATCTATAAATCGTTGTAGTTGACATAACATCCTGGCATCCATATCATTCTGAAATGGCATACTTTTTATTTCATTATATAAAACTTCAAAATCATATATAATCTTATTTAATGCTTCAACTGGAATATATTCCGATTGAGTTAGCTTAACCATGTCTTTAAACTCTGCACATGATAATACATCAAAATTATCATTTAGAGTTGTAATAATTTCAATAAATTTATTTGCATCCTCATCTGATTTTATATTGGCTGCATTTGAAAGATTGATCATCCACTCTGACATCATTCTATGTACCCCGGTATTGCATGATCTGGGAAATCACTTGATTTGTAATATCCAATAGCATCCTTATACCCTGACCATTCAGTGATACCTAACTCATACAATGCATACAGTAATGCCTTTAATTTAGCCTCTGTTTCATTAATAACAAATGGTAATTCCTTTACTTGGAACCCAGCAGCAGAGTGATGTCCTCCGCCTCCGTATTTCACTGCAATCTTCGATACGTCGATGTCTTTAAGCGTATATAGGCTTGCTACCCATAATTTAGTCTTATTATTATAGTAATACGGAATTATTATATCGTATGTATCTTTCGATATAGAGTTGAACCATTCTGAGTTGCTCTTCGGGATGTTACAGACATAACACCGATATCCCTCAAACTCTATAACCTCACCTATTTCATCACATACATTCTTGCTATATGCATCCCTGAACTTAAGCATATTTGCACCATGTTCTACCATCTCATAAATAAACGCATCAGGGAAATCAAATAAATCATACCATATTCCTGCAAATGGATCATTCTCTTCTGCCTCAAGTGCTATTACAAATAATTTAATATTATCTGATCGGTCATTATCCTTCCACTGCCACGTATCCCATAGATGGATATACCTGGTGTACAAAGGAGCCTGTTCATATATACAGTCAATAACCATATCTTTATTTAATTCTGCTGCTGTAATGACATCGTATCTATTAAAATACAGCCATGTGAGCATACAGCCTGCAATACCTACAATTCTCACCCCTTCAATAGCTTCAGGATAATCTTTATATTTCTCTATTGCAGTCTCATGGTGATCTATCCAGATAACGATATTATTTCTCTCATGGAGTTCTTTCATGAGTTCTACCGGGATGCTGAAGTCTACGATATAGATGAATTCACCAAACCACCTGGACATATCAGGGAGCGGTTTATCATAATTACACTCAAAGAAGTCATCTGGTGTGCAGTCTGGCGTGTTCTGTTTAACATGTGTTGCAGCACACTTGCCATCAGGATCATGATGATATAAACATTTCATATAAATTATTTGGTATTGTATGGTAAAATAGTTATTGGTTGCAATTCAGCCGCAATGATGAGACGTTAATCGGTGTAACAATACTACCATATTTGAAACACACCAGGATTGTTTCAGGTATCCCTTCATCAACCTTCGTGAATAAAAGTGTGCGATATGTCACAGATTTGATGCATGATTTACATTTATTAATATCATACGTTGCAATACTTGATACATACCTGGCAATATCAGTAAGCGAGTACATCTTCACCATGATGATATCCTTAATGATAATACTCCCATTGGTTGTCATAAACTCAACTACTTTAGAGAGTGGATTTGAGTATACAATATATGGGTTCTTTGTCTTGTCATCGGTAACCATATAGTAATTCACAATATACCGGTCACTATGCTTCTTATTCCGTTCAGTTACTGCAATATTCCCTCTCTTGAAATCAGTAAGCAACTGCAGGATTGATAACGGCCCTGATATAGTTCTCTTCTCATACAGTTTACTTGATAAACTAAACGCTTTAATAAACGCCTGTTTCCTGGATTTGTACACTTCTCCGTTTTTGTCAAGCTGATACATCGTCCTCATACTTCACCTTCCCTATCATCTCGAATGATACACAATATCTCTGGCATGTAACATGGTTCCCGGCAATATTACATACATGCCCATACTTCAGGCATACCGCGTCTCTATACTTACACTCCCTGTAATCCCTGAATGCATCGCATTCTATAACGGGTTCCATGCATACCGTGTTTGATCTGTTGCACAAGTACAGCGGTAACCCTTTATTTTTATTGATATTCTCTGAGAATCTGCACCACATACACGTTGACGGACTATGTATAATCATGATTGATATGCTGCCCCACCATTGCGATCAAGATATCCGTCCGTTGCAAAACCTTTAACATGGTAATATGGAGATCATACAGTTCATCATTATAATCCTGTAATATCTCGGCAATACCGGTAATGTTTACCCTGACCTTCTCACCATCAACCGTAGTAAGTTCTACGATATGCTCTTTCTGCTCTTTCTCTCCTACATACTTACCGTGAACAAAGTCTCCCATGTGCGCCTCTTTAATACTGATATATCCCATACTCCAATACAATCATCATGAACAGTGATGAGAATCTCCGGTCCTATCACACTCATCTGATTTGTAATATACCGTACTGCTTTTTCTAGATCCTGTACTGGATCAACTGGTATGTTTACATCATAATTAATGGTATCGGGTATATTTGATATACCATACCTGGCTACACACAGTGCTTCATCAAACCGGCTCATAGCATCGGCACTTGGGTTGATCTACCATCTCAAGTATACAGTATCTGAACCTGCTCAGGTCAGGATCGCTGATCTCATTACAGTAGTAGATCCCGGTCTCTTTATTGAGACATACTTCATGGATACACCTAACATTAGGGTTATAATCCCATTCATGCTGTGCAACACGTTCCATAGCCGCTTCATCAGTTGACTGACAATATGCAGTAGGCCCCTGTGTCCCACACTCATCACATCCCATCGCCACCAACTGTCCCTCTTTCTGCCTGATATCTATCATGATAAGATGCAGATCAGTACAATGACAGAACGGACATTCTCTCATATAGGGCTCCATACATACTGCTTTCCAATACACGCATTGGCATAGGCATCGGGACTTACCTGTCTGGTATTGTTATATCCATTCTCATCCTGGTATACCACATAATACATAGGATACGCAGAATGATACCCGGGATCAACCATATATTTGTTTACGCATACGCCATCACATGGAAAACTTGATGTGCATCCACAGGTTAGCACAACAATAAGTAGAATTAATAAAAGTAATCTCATACATCGTCCGTAATCTCATCAACATGCACAAATGAAGTGCATGACAGTCTACATGCAGTCTTTTTACACCTAAATGCATTTTTGCAGCATACCATATGGTAGATGATATCCCCGTTTGGTATAGTTTCATACAATTTAGCCATTATATAGTTGTTAGTATATTATGCATAATAAGACTTTTCTTCTCCTTCTTCCATTCATCGACAAATTCCTGCACTGCATTGATGATCACCTGGAAGATATTCCCATCCATCGTGTAATACTCTGACCGATAATTATAATTATTCTCATCCAGATTCAGGATCGGTATATACCCTGAGTTATCTTCTACCCTGGCATGGAATGACCATTCTCCCATAGGGCCACGACACTCCTCCATGCGTAGCCGGTATCCGGTTGGTTGCAATAATAACTCTACGCCATGCCAGAAGTTATATGCTGATATACTCTCCGCATAATGGATATCAGGTTGTAATGCGTAATGGATCTTATCCCGTTTTGGATAATAACTCATTAACCCGTTTATCACTTCACACGGGGATCTATCGACTCTACCCATATACAGGAAGTTCTTGTAGATCATATTGCTTTCACATCAGATGGATGATATACCCATTCTCGTCCATTTCCATGACCTACCTTTACGTACCCGTTCTTCTCTCCGATGATCCACCCTCGTGCGTTATCTGCAATTATATGCTGCCCTATTATGAACGAAGTACCATATCTCCGGTTTATATACTCTAGCGGTTGGTTAATATCTCTATCCTTTTCTCTCCTTACCACCATCTGTCTTACTGCATCAAAGAAGTCGAGTCCAAACTCACCATCATTATAATATTTCGATTTCGCCTGAGATGCCGATTTGGCATAGATGATCGTCGAGTATTCAGGTTCCCAGATATATACCCGGTATGCTTTATACGGTGATTCCAAGATCTCCACCCATCTCTGTGAATATATCAAGTTCTGATCTCTTCTCAAGTTCACTAATGAGTTCTATCGCATGGTTTAACCGTCTGCCATAATCACCTGCGATATCAAGTGCTACAAGCAGAATATCATCATAATCAGGATTAGACCATCTGCATCCATACTCCTGCATCACCTCAATTTTCCATCCATGATCGATAAGATACCGTTTCACATTCTCATATTTTAGAGATTTTATCGCATCCGCATCAGTAATCTTGACACGTATCATGATCAGATCTCTGTCACAATAATATTTATGTTGTCTCTCCCAACATATAGGATATGTTAGATATCCGTATCAGTCCAAACTATGTTGATGGTTCGGACTGTATCTGTATTGATGTTACGTATACCACTCACTGCCGTACCAGGTTCAAAGAGTTTATTGCAAAGATAAATGAGGTATACGGATTAGAGTTAAGCAGTACCACATCATCAACCACAACTGCCATGACCGTTGATGAGTACCTTGAGATAGATGATCATAATTCTATCAAGATTCATAAAGAGCGGAACAGGGATGCATTTGCAGGAGAGGTGCATGTAGTATGCTCGTTTCTTCAACCTGATTGTAATGCTGACCAGTTTATAAAGTGGTGTTACTCTTCACATCTGAGCTTGGGGATGAAATGAACCAGTATGAACGGCAGATGTTCAACAAGTATACCGAGTATAAAGAGACTCTTGATCTCCGTGAAGATCTGAGACATTATGTCGGAAAAAGGCTCACCCTTACCGGTATACTGAGCTGCAGCGTGATCAACATGTTTGCTGACAACTGTATCTGTATTCACAGTGTGAAACGTGATGGTGTTGATAAACTCATTGCAAACCATATATGGGTGATTGTGCCGTACAGATGGTTTAGCAAGATAAAGACGTGTGATGCTGGAACACCTGTGAAGTTCAACGGTGAGGTAAAAGAGTATCGGGAGGGGAAGTATGGGTTATATGACGTCAGTTATCTTGTTCCTTTAGGTGCATCAGAAACGACTGCTTAAGTTTATCCATATTATCCTTTCCATTATACAGATTCATCGCATATCCAAACTGCAGAGACTCTTTTCCAAACCGGTCGAGTGCAGAGAGTGCATACTCTTTTCTCTCCTTTGTATAAGTATCATTGTAGAATGATTCAGCCTGACTACACAAGGTATTCCAGGTATCCCGCACCTCTGCAGATACCGTATTGATCCTATTCAACGCCACCGGATCATTATAAAAGAGCGAGATCATGTCGTCTAACCCTTCCATAAGCGTAAGCTCAGCAATTGTGGAGTATGATAGTGAATCCTTGAGTTTATGCATCGCCCTATATCTATCAGTCTTGAACTTTGCCATCTCTCCGTTCTGAAACGTGACAACAAACCCTTCCCTGTCGATAGTCTCATATGTTGAACAGAACCGTATAATATCCGATGTTGAGTGCATCCCGTCGCTATACTCATCAGGAAGTGGGTATACTCCCCGGTCATAGTCATATACTTCTCCGGTGTGCATATCCCTCATACCAAGCATGGTAAGTCTGGTTGTCTGATACGGTACAATAATATGATTATCAGGTGAGGTATACTCTACCATAGGTGTAATCCCTGCCTCAACGAATGTACTGATATGCTCTATATCAGTCATTGAGAGTGTTGCTACAGCCATTGATGATTCGCATGACATCGTTGTCTTTGCCATAACTTCACCGTCAAGTTGATAGTAGTATACCAGGGATCCATCAAGTTTATCCCGTATCTTATTGATATTCCATTTATCAACCTTTGATGATTCTGTGAGCGGGTTCTCATTATAGTTAAAGAACTTGAAGTATGGTAACGCAAGAAGTTCTTCTGTATCTTCCCTGAATGTGATGCCTCTCATATTACGGGCAAACGGAGTGGATATGAAATCCCCATATGAAGCCAGCTTATATTTAAACGATGCAACCGGGATATCATTCACCACATCAATCTTCTTGATGAAGGCAACATTTGACTCTACCAAGTTAACACAGTCTGAATATGTTGGTATACGGGTATTCTCGATCACTCTACTTTCACACTCACAACTTTCTCTACTAATGTTTCAGGTACAACCACTATATAGTTACCTGATACGGTAGTTGAATACCATGACACACTACCATTTAACCAGTCCTTAACATTTGACGTGGATGTACCATCAACTGAGTTCAACGGTTTACTCTCTGAATACGCCGGTGAGTTATACTTAAATGAGTCGCTGGTTATGGTAGGAGTTGATCCAGACATCAGAGTGGTATCCCACGTAACTGTTGGCCCTGGATAGGTATATGGACTGCTTGTATACATATAGCAGGTCTCTCCTTTCAAAACAAGGAACCTCTCATCCTGTGTCTCGATTACATCACTCACCAGATACTTATTGCCCTGGATAATCCCGGTGATGGTGATCTTACTCATGACATAATCCCCGGTTCTGATAGGGGATCGTTCGAGTATATCCTCTATCTTCTCGATATACTGCCTGATCGCCTTCTCATCATCAGCGTTCATTTTTTACACTCCTCCGGTCTGATTATCATCTCATGTCCATCAACGACGATGATATTCTTTACAAACCCACTGGAAAGACTCTTACAAAAGAATACCTGATCATGATTTGTTACTATATGTGACGGGCATCCGTTACAGAACCTGCTGTCACATATAGTGAACTTCTTGGTATTGGTCTCTGCATCATACTGCATTACAAGCCTATCCCGATTCAGTTTATTATCAGTATTAGGTTTGTTATCAAACGCAATAGATTCAAACTGTTTTGCCTGCTGATACAGATAGTCAGATATAAAAGCCGGATCCATGGCATTGCATGATGAACAGAAGGTGATCACGTCTTTCAGAATAGGTGTTATCGTATCTTTCTTATCAGGACATACAAACTTCTCATCCATCTCTACCTGATTGCCGGTAAACCAACAATAATGGATCTTATCGAATGGCCCGCCTTTCCATTCACTATGATGTTGACACTTGTCACATTCCATAATAAATAGTTTTCTATTACGTTATATATTAAGTTTTCGGTTTGTTTACATGATAACAATCATCGCTATGGTATTTTTGATGTCTGTGAGCCTTATCTACCTCAAATATACAGCCACATCCTATACATTTCTTTTTTATAAGATTGTGTGATTCTTTATATAATGTTTCGCATTTTCTATTACAGAACTCTTTCGCTTTATATGGGGAGAGTTTTAATGGTTTCCCACACTGTTTACAATTCTTCCTAACCACGATATATAACCTCTTTTGCTACTATCTTGCCACCGAAGGTCTGAATTGTATAATCTGACACAGCATCTGGATTATATGGTTTACATGAGAAGATATCGATATACATGGATCCGGTATCTTCTGCAAAGTGTGCAGTAATACTTGATGTATATATGAGCTGTACAAGTGTATAACCATATTTGTCCCCATCACCGAAGCGCTCTATGGTAGGCTCACCAAACCGCTTCATATCAAGGATGTCATCACACAGGGTCTTGACATACTGCTCAATGGTGTCACGCTCTGCAATACGGTCTGTACACTCTGTTATATCGAGGATCGTATGGATCCCCCAATGACCATTCAGTTCCATGGATCATAGGTCAACAACCCTACTTATAAAAAAGAATCAATGAAATCCACCGATGTATAAGATACGATCTGATGTTTCTTTGGTCGTCTGTGCTATATCAATGTCCTTCATCTTATACTCTATATTTGCAATACGATCGCGTATTAGCGCATATAATGTATTCGTTGTAAGTTCCTGGTAACTGGCAGTACCTTCAATACCATAATACGCCAGTATTACCTCACCCACAATGGTGATCGATGAGTAGCATGGTACCGTGATAGGTACTCCTTTATACATCACCTTCGGATCAGATGACAGGATTCCAGATAACACCGTAACAGCAGTTCCGAGCAGTATCAGTGTTAATGACTTATCAAAATCTGGTGAGTTGATGTTCAGGTATGTGACCGATGACCCATCTATCACTGACAATAGTTTCTCACCATCCTTGTTGACGATGTAGAGGTCCTTCATCTACTCTCCTCGATAGAGTATAACCTGAACTCATAGAGCCAATTCATAAGATCCTGCTGGAATACCTGCATCGGGTAGGTATCATTGATACCTTTACTCCACTTATCAGATATCTTCTCAACAGTAACCTTTGTATGTTTCTTGAAGTCAATCTCTTTATTAGCGAGAATCTGCTCTACAATACTGCAGTTCCTATTGATGATATCAGGATACTCCTTTACATCATTCATGACATCAACAAACCCATCATACAGGATCTTGTTCTCATGAAAGTGGGAGATAACTACATCTCTGAGATCATACCAGAGACTGGTGTACTTCTCATCAGGTATTGCTACGATATTACTGATCAGAGAGATGAACGATGCCCAGTTTCCTGCTGCAAGAGATGAGATGAACCCTGCTATCTCATATCTGAGGATATCCTCCTTGATACCATCGGTATTGTTGAACCTAGTCAACTGCTCTGGCAGGAATATCAGTTCATCTGATACTCTGTTCAACAGGAGAGCCTTTGACGGATAAAACCTGATCTCGGTGATGTTCTTTACCTGGTTTGGTGTGTCAGACCAGAGATGAGAGCCTATGGTAGACTCTGCAAACACCTGTGGCTCAAACATCTTCAATCACCTTATGTCTGGATCCTATGGTATCTGCCTGTTTCTCCAGACTCTTGATCCACGAAAGTGCTTCATCAACAGTCTTCGTCTTCTTTACCACATAATCAAGATCATGCCTGAACGTCTTTGCTATAATGGTACAGCCGTTCTCGTCCTCCCGTATCTCATATGCAATAACGGCATGGACATCAACGACCGGTGTTATGGTACCTTTCTCTCCTACAAAGTACATTACTCATCAGCCTCCACAATAAGTTTTACGAGCTGACCATTATCCATACGTGACTGTAACTCCTCTTCCTGCTCCGGAGTGAGCCCGCTTATGGTAATTCGTCCTGAATATACCTGGTCAGAACGGAATGAAGACTCGTTTGTTCCTTTTGATTTTCCGTCTTTACCGATCCAATCAACAATATACATATTACACTTCATAACTTCCTCACAAACTCTTTCTTATAGATTCCTGTCTTCGTATTAACTGTATCATACCCATACCATTTAGTATGTTCGTCCTTCTCTTCCTTCTCTTTTATCAGAAGGTCATCGTCGGATGAGAACACCCTGGGAGTTTCCTGTAATTTAACCTCCCCGTTATCCTCTTTCTCTATGGGATTTAATATGGGTATATGGTTACCAGCCGGGATATTTCGTATATGTCTGATAAACGGTTTCATCAACAGTCGTTGAGAGGGGTGATGCCGAGATCCTCATTCATTGCATTCACAAAGTTAAGGATCGACTCTACATGATAATGGAGTTCATTTACCGCATCAATGTATGCACTGAAGTTTGTAAGCGGATCATCCCTGAGTTTGTCGATGTAAAACCATTCAGTCTGGGTTAACCCTACCGCAGCATCTCTCATCTGTTCGTTGATCCTGTCAACTTTCTCAATTACTGATATAAAGGATGTATCTTCCATACAACATAGTTTCTATTTAATCTATATAAATAATACAACAAATTAACTTTCAAATCCTACTATCTTCCAGAAATCAGGCCATTCGCCGGTGTGCCAGTCGAATTTTCCTCTTCCAAAGAACGAGGTACGTCGTGACCTGGCTATGCTGAACAGAAATGCCCTGAACGGTATCTCGATATCAACCGATGTATTCCGGTATGTATTAAGGAACTCTGACGTATGGTCAGCAATATACCGATCTGCTGCATCAATATACTCGTCTTTTGATGACTTCTTCTTATCCCATCTGATGATATCAAGCAGTACCTCATATCTGGCATGCGCCAGATCCTTATCCATCTGATAGTTCCTGACAACATCCATATACGTTGTATCTGGTGTTATCTGCATCACAATATCCATACTGGATATATGCTGTAAAATAAGTTAATGATATCTATACAAGTGATCAGCTTGTATGTTCAAGATCATCAAGAGCCATGTTCATCTTCTTGATAAGATTCTTGACAACCGTTACATCTCCCTGTTCAGAAAGGTCACGGCTAATAACAGTATTTAACTGATCCCTGGTATCTTCAAGTGACTTGATGGTAGCATTTGCCTTGGTGAGAATCTGACCGATACGCTTGACTCTTCCCTTTGCTACATCAAGAAACTGAGCACGCTCATTTCGTTCTACTTCACGCATACTTAAATGTTTCCAATAGGTAGTATTTATTTGTTTCTACAATATTACCTTAACTATCATTATTTATTCGATCTTCTGCTATTTTTACATATTCTGGATTTAGTTCTATTCCCACATAATTTCTTCCAAGTTGTTTGGCTACAAGCCCTACAGACCCAGCGCCCATAAAGGGATCAAGAACTACTCCACCTTCCGGGCACCCGGCTTTAATACAAAGATCAATAAGCTTAACATTCATCATCGCAAAATGCTTTAATTTATTACCAGGAACAGTCAGAGACCATACATCTCGTCTTCTCACTTTAGATACTGGCTTATATCTATCATTAAATCCAGTATAATCAGATCTACCAACTTCATCCTGCTTACGTTGTGTATCATCCTCTATATTAAATCGTTTCTTATGCCATTCTAAATATTCTTCTTCAGTTATTTCCCCATCACAATATTTATGCCATGGATTTTTAATAAATTGTTTAGCAATCTTTGAATCACAATCATGATACTTTGATACTTTATTCACTCGCTGGCGTATTACACCTTGAGGTCTTTTATCTTTTACATAACTATCTGATGGTTCTGTGGCTATAGCCTCCCAATCGTAATAATATTCGGGTGATTTAGTTAAAAGGAATACATACTCTTTTGAAGATACTGGTCTATCTTTAACGCTGGATGGCATGCAGTTTTTTTTATGATATGTAATATCAGATCTAACATACCACCCATCCATTTGTAAAGCAATAGCCACTCGATGAGGCATCATTAATAAATCTTTCTTTTTAATATTATATTCCCCACCTCTAAATCCTTTAAGTTTTTGAGGGTATGCTGATGCATGATTCGTATGTAAATCAGTATGATCGGGTTTATTCTTAAGATAATCCCCTATATAAATACCATTAGAAGCATAAGAGTCTCCTAAATTTAACCAGCATGTACCTGATGGTGATAATACTCTTCTCACTTCTCTAAATAATATAGTAAGAGTGTTTACATACTCTTCAGGTGACGTTTCAGTACCAACTTCTTTATCTTTATCAGGATGATCTTCAGGAAGGTAAGATCTCAAAGAAAAGTAAGGAGGGCTAGTTACAACACAGTCTATTGAGTTATCAGGAAATGTCTTCAATACTTCCAAAGAGTCTCCACAATATATTTTATTTAGTTCCACGAACAAATGTTTGTAATCGGTAATATATCAAATATAATACAAATTAATACCGGTTACATCTGGAAGGTGTCGCATTAATATACCGTAACGCCATCGATATCTTAAGATCCATCATACCCCAGTCAATACCATAATCACTGCAGATAACGTGAATATCCTTGTCATCAATGAAGATATCTCCACCGATCTTCCTGGTATCATTCCCATACTGTTCTATCCGAATATTACAGTTTTGATTGATATGGCAGAACTTAACACCGTTATCTATCAGAAACTGCTCTGCGTCATCCTGCGGTTCTCCACACCTGCAGGTATTGATAATGATACAGTGACCCTGATCATAATATTTGTTGATAACCCTTGGCGCTCCAGGTCTGATAGGATCACAGGCCGGATAGGATTCGCCTGATGTTATCGTATTGTCAAAATCTATGACTATTATTGCCATAAAAAGAGTTTGGTGCTACTCATCTTTATATTTTGGGTTACGTCGCCTATCCACTCGGTGATCTTCAGAATGCCACTGTTCCCCATATGTATTACGTTTATGTTCTGATCTATCAGTATCATTCCCCACACCAGTCTTGTAATCAGGGTTTCGTGATATTCTCTCCTTTTTAAATCTATCATAATGATCAAGGAAGTAATTACACAATTTTGAAAACGGACTATTATATCCAGAATCTCTCATAGCAGTCATTAGTTCACGTTGCATCTCACCAAACTCAGGATATGATCCATACATTGATATAAAATCAGTCAGTTTCTTTACTCCTTTCTTGAACTCATGAGGTGATTTATATCCATATTCGCTTCCATCACCGTTTGATGCCCATGAAAGAGCATGATTAAATGCCTCTTCATGACCATAAGAATCCATGGCATACTGCTTATCATTATGTCTATTCGATGTACGGTTTAAGTAGTCAGGATCCATCCGCGTAGTTCCACGAGTTGACTCATACCACTCACCGTTCCTGGCGCCTTTATGAATCACTGCCCCTTTCGGGATGGGTTTACCATGCGTGACATATATTCGTGCAAGATCAACCAACAGTTTCTGGCGTATAGATCTGAAATCCATATCACATATTACCTGATACTACAAGATAAAAAGAGGTCGTTATACTGTAGACTCAAGCCACGGCATCTCACCGGTGATAACAAACGGTGTTTCAGGCTCAAGTTTAAGGCTATACTGCTCTAATGCTGCATTGATACTGTTCATGATAAAGAGTTCAGGGATAGGAGTGTATCGTCCTTTCATATCCTCTATAATAGCAGGCATCTGTCTGTTGAGTATAAGGGTAAACACCGGGAACTCAGCAGTCCATTCAGTACCATCAAAGTCTGCATAGACCTTATGATTCCCGAACCATAACCAGAATCTCATACGTAACACCCCTTCATGATATCATATATCAGGTTGAAGTATTCTGGATCTTTTTTCATAAATAAGTTTGGGTCTTCGTACATAAACTGCAACCCCATCGAGAGGAGTTCAGTGGCATGATCACTGTACACCTTTCCGCAGTAGGGATCAGGAAAACTGTCAGTTTTTGTATATTCATCGTTATCATACCCTGATGAAGGAAGTATATCCTTTAACCTGGATAGTTCTGATGCGGCAGTACGTCGGTTATAAAACTCGTTAATTTCTGATTTCACCTTTGGGTTATCATGCTCTATTGCATGACCAATCTCATGAATGAGCGTAGATGCGCTTATAAATCCTCCTTTAGATATCCCTATGATACTCCCATCACTGGTATTACTGTTACAATGCGCTCTACCGCTAGTGATAACCCCTGCTGATAATCGTATCTTATTCCATAACGACTCTGAAACATGAGTCCTAAACCAATCACTCACATGCGTTACTGTTTTGTTAAATGCAGTTTTATCAGGGATATCTGTATATCCAGGATATGTTGACTGTTTCACTATCAATGGAGTGTCAGACGTTAACCCCCCCGTTAATGCCATTATTTCAGTTTCAATAGCAGACAGGCTGTTCTTCTCCTTTAATGCAAGAGCCTATTATTATACTCTGAAGCCTGCCTACATAACTCATTAAACTCTTTAAATATCTTATCCGCTGTAGGATCCAGTAATGGAAGCCGTTCAAGCACATCATCCAGATCGGCACCGGTCTGCTCACAGTAACCGTTCACCCGTTTCAGATACTCTTCCTGTAATGCAGTTGCTTTAAGATTTATCTGTTCAGACTTGGATCTCAACTCTGCAACCCGGGATGATTCATCAGTAGATAACCCTAATGCTTCTGCTATATTTCTCTCCAGACGTGCTCTCTCAACAGGATCGATAGTCTCACGCAGCTTTATTGTTAACCGCTGGGCATGCTCTGCATTCTTACTCACATCACTGTATCGTTGTGCAAGATCATCTACCATACTCTTGTTCTTCATACCTTCAGGAGTGGTATTGAAATATACCAGCGGAGAATCGGTATACATCTTATTATACACTAATGCTTTCAGTTCATGCCTTCTCTTAATATCATCATCAGATAACGTAGTAGCATCCTTACTCTGATTTATAAACGTCTGAACAAACAAATCCTTCCTGGTTTCAGGATCATCAGTGAAGAGATCTGATAACGGTAATGCACCGATACTGTTCAACTTTTCGTAGACGAGATCACCCATAACCTTATGAATAATATCAAACTGTGACTCTTTTGAGAGAGCGTTCACACCTTTCCGCAGGTATACAACTGTATTTCCATGCTCATTCACTACTTTATAGAGATCCTGTCTTTTTGTATGGATATTCTGATCATCAAGTTTAAAGATGATATTGTCAAGTATACCAAAATTCTTACACTTCAGGGCGCCATCACTCATATACTTCAGATATATTCCATCATTACAGATCTGAACTGCATTATTTGCAATATGATCACTTCCGAAATCAAGTTTTGGATCATAAAAATGAGCCAGTTTTGATACTGTTTTTAAAAACTCATCATTAAAACAGTTCTCACTCGATAACGACTTCTTCAATGATGATAGTAATTCTTTTGGCGCTTCCGGGTAATCCTTCTTAATCTGATTGAATAACCATCCTGAAGGGTTGTCATATGGTGCTGTCTTAAGACTGGCATACAGGTCATTCATATTAATGTCATAATGTGACAGGATAGCCTTCAATGCCACATCCCGGGAACCCTGTTTTCCAAGAATAGATCGATAATAATCAATCATCTTATCATATGATGGATCATAATCACCAAATTGAGCATAATGATCGGTTGCCATTACCGATGAGATGATACTCTCCATCATATCCTGAGGAAGTGGGTGCTTCTGTGTCTCCCGTAACCTTCGTGCAGATATATAAGGTACTGCCAATAATCCCCTATATGGTTGAATAATGTTATTTTTGTATATAATAGCTATAGTATTTCCTACACCATCAGAGATAGCACCCTCCCCCTTATATCCTTTTAATGACTCAAATATATCGTCACCGACTGATAATACTTTATACGATTTATTCTCTAAAACATAACGTGATATATGCCTATTTGTCTTATCAGACAATTCTTCATTATAATACAACTTCTTATACTTCTGAATGACTGTAGTATCACCAGACTTCTGTTCAAGGAGAGTGGTTAAATCATTAAGTGAGTCTATACCGGTATATTCAGCAGGTTTCTTCCCGTCATACTCGATATACCCTCTCCCGGTCTTTGTCTTCTTCACCTCAAAGGATGGATGATACCTCTTTCCCTCTTTTATGTATAACCGTTTCTTCTTTGGAGGGGTATCTTTCTTTTCAGGTGTAGTAACTGATGGTTTTACATCATTCGTCTTTACGCCTTTAAGATCATCAGTATCGTAATAGACCGCATTCCTCTTGGTTGTGATGAGTTTGGCACCCTTCGGTGCAAGCTTAGGATTCTTGGTGACATACACCTTGCGAAGATCTACCATTCAGATCATCCCCATATAGTAAGGGGAAGTTTCTTCCCCTGTATCAGTATCATTCTCTGTGTATTCTTCAGCGTTATCACTGGTTAGGGGAATAACATTCCCCTTATAGATCGACAAGGTTCGATCTAATGCACATTTGTTTAAATACATCAAATTTTCTTTCGTAAACAGATCCACATGCTCGATGATATACATACTCACATCTCCAGATACTGAACATACTCATAATCTGTTGCAACCGGGGAGTCGATATACTCCAGATCATACAGGTATACCGATTCAGGACTGTTGAACTGCTCAAGCGTTCCAATATGGATATCCCTTACTACCATAGGCCTGTTCATCGGGAATATCACCGCATTATCTCCGGTCACGAATGGATCACCATCTTTCAGTACCACTCTGAATATAACCCGTTTCCCGTTCGGTATAGTAAGAATAGGAACCGCCTGGTCTAATGCCAGTGCAAAATCATACACAAACAGGTGATCCTCATCACTGGTGATGATATCACCTATCAGAAGATCCTGCAATACAGTATACCCAAACCCATCAAGCCCTTTATACAGGATGACACCAGGCTCTACCTTCTCAGGTATCACATTCGGGATCTGCTCCATAATAACCGTACCGTTACATGATACCGGAAGAGGTGACTCAATAGGGAGTATCGTGAGATACGTCATCTGCACCACGTCAAGAGTGCCCGTATCAACAACCATATGTTTTACCCGGGAATTGATCACCTTATACGATCTATTTCGTGGAAGAATGACACAGTCATGCACACATGCACAGGTACCCGCGTATACAAACTCAACGATACATAATGACAGATTCTGCGGAGCAAGTGAGCATATCTGAATATCAGGCTGCACAAACTCATCACCATCTTTCAAACTGTATACATCCAACCCTTTAATACCATTTACCATATACAATGTGGTTTCAGGGATCTGGAACTTCATCTCTTTTTCAACCGCAAGAATAGATACGAGATCCCCTGATACTGCACGATTACAGTCATCCATAGTGATATCACTCTGATACTCTGACAGATCAAGTACAGGATCAGGGTTCACCGGTTCTACAAAGATGACGTTCTCATACCGGTCTATAACCTTCCACCCTACATTCCTGTCTATAATATACTCTTTACTCCAGTCATCCTGATACAGGATACCAGCTTTTGTGTTATCTGCCTTGAACGAGATGACAAGTTCAGCTGCAGGTGAGAACTGGGTATGTATCCAGGTACAGGGATATACTACATCACCAATGACTGCCGTATCAAATACATCTGTGATATATGACGGGACACCTGCCATATAGGTGTTAGGAGGCAGGAGCCCGGTGCATGCCTGATCAATCAGATGAACTGATATACTGTCGATGATACCAGGTGATATGTGAAACTGGGTATACTGTACCTGTTCAAAGAATACTTTCATCTCAAAGGGATCTTCTTTTATTTTTGCTATCTGATCGGTGAACCTCTTCCATGAGTCTGCATGAGTGATCTTGAACCGGTATGCATCAGTGAACTGGTTGAGATCATCGTCTGATACCTTGGTTACCATCAGTGCTACTGACAACGGCTTTCTCTCCTGAACAGACTTAAGTATCTCATCCAACCGACATGCCATACCAGGGACTGTGCTCTCAAGCTCAGAGACCAGGTTGTCAAATATAATCTGGTACCCATCATTGAACAACTGTTTGAACCGGTCTGTAAGAATGCCTGCTATATCACGCTCTACATATGGTGAGAGAAATATCGATATGGCTGTTTTAGCAGGTATATCAAGGATATCCAGCATATCCCTCATAAGCTCGGTATTCTCACCAGGCGTTACATTCAGCATAATGGCAACACTGTTTGTGATATACTCAAGAATGCCCTGTTTTAACAACGAGTCTATCTGATATATCTGGCCGAGTGCTACCCGCACCTCTTCACGAATGGGACCCAGCCTGGTGTCATCCGATAGGATAAGATTTGTTCCATCTCTGAACGCACCTGAATCGTTCTCACCCCTTCCGTACTGAGCATTAAACGCATCAGACGGAAGTGAGTACATGGTGAACAGAGTACCCTCTTTCCCGACAACGTTTTTCACTACACTCATGATATACGTGACAGATATCATGTTTCCATCTTTATCTGTCATATACACCGGATGAGGAGTGGTCTCTGGAACAGGGGAGAAGTTCCTGTCTTCTATAAATGATACAGTGCGATCGATGTCATCATAATGCAGTCCTCCTTTTGGCCCTCGTTTCAGTTTTGCCCATTTTGGAGGAGTTTCTCCTCTACGCACATATTTCTTATCAAAATCAAATTTATTTGATCTACTAATGATAACCTGTTCAGGCTCGTCAGGATGCTGATCAGTAATGACACAGGTTACTCCCTGATCGGTAAGCCTATTAACAATAAATGATGTAATATATTTGGATACATCAGGGATATGAAGCATGGTATCGGTGGACATCAGGATGATATCGGTATACTCAGTGAGGATCTCCTGAAGTTCTTTGTCTGCAGATGTCCATCTGCTTCCTTTTATCTCTGCCTGGACGCCGTTGCACGTTATCTTCATCAGTATCTCCCCTTAATCACATCAACCATAAACATAAAGTATTCAGGATCTTTAACCATAAATGTTGCAGGATCACGAAACATATACTCTATTCCCATTGAGATGAGTTCTGTACTCATATCATCATAGATCTTTCCACAGTACGGATTCGGAAAATGATCAGGGTATGCCATCTCGTCCTCTCCATATCCCCAGTCAGGATACGCATCAGACATACGTATAAGCCTGGTTGATCCTGCTCTGAATGCAAGAAACCTGAGCACCGCCTGCCTTACACCCATGTTACACATCTCAATGACATGACCCATCTCATGAGCTAATACTGACGGATCATCATAGGCCTGATACTTCAGGTATATCTCCTGATACTCGTCATACCCTACCATCGCGGATCTTCCGTCCTCATCCTGGCAGATGATGGTGACCAGTATCCGGTCTAGGAGTTTCTGCGGGAGATGAGTCTTATACCAGTCAATTACTGGATATATCGTTATACGGTTTATTGACTGAACAGTCTCATCATCCAGGGTAGCGTCACCTGATAGCCGGTATATAAGATGCCCCACTGTACCGGTTGACAACGTCTCATGCTGCGCCTGTCTGATAAACTCACGCATCCTCTTCACATACTCTTTTGATCTGGTAAACCATGACTTATGTTCAGGGGTATATGCAAGATCAGTATGAGGCATGATACGCCACCTGGCAAGCCGATCGTCCACCTCTTTTGCATATGCATCAGCAGATGTATTGATGTCTGACTCTGACATAACATGCCCTTTAATGGCATTATATACCTCTTCAGCCTCTGGAGACGGGGCATACGTCACCTTTACATCAGGGGTGTCACATACCCCTACCGGTGTGAGCACCACCTTGATAGAGTCAGCAGCGTCAATCCTGTACTTCATCCCACGGTTCAGGATAATAAGATACCGTGGATCATCAATGAATGCCCCTTTTAAGAATCCATCAGCATGTATCTCACAATACCTTCCGTCTATCTCCTTTGAGCTGAGCGATCCAGTAATGTACTCAGGAACATCCACCTGATCCCCGGGTGATCCATCAGCTATCAGAGGGGTGAATATTGTCAAACCTGATGGAAGGGGTTTTGTTGCCGTGAAGTATATATCAAGTTCACTGATGATATCATCAGAATTGTTATCTCTCTCCTGTATTGATGTTGTGACCTGATTCATGGCACCGGTGATCACCGCTGTAAACGCTGTCTGCATCGATACCGGGAGATACGGTGATATTACGTCAGTCATGACCGGCTTGATACCTGACTCAAGCATGATATGTCTGCTATATGCCGGGTTGATAGTTGGTATATCAATAAACGGTGTATAATCATCCTGATATGATACATGTTCACAGTCTATAGTGCATTCACGCGACAAATTGAATGAACTATGCCGTTCTGCATCCCAGAACCCATACTCCTTGAGACGTTTGAGCGTTCGTTCTGCTACATAGTATGCCTTATCAGGTGTATGCATCAACCGGGGCATATCAAGACTCTTCCTGATATGGTTCAAGAACTCTGCAAGTGCAGGATCTTTTGACTTCCAGGTTATACCATCGGTATACGCAACATTCCCACATACCGTTATCGGATATGCCTTCATCAGACACCTCTAATACAGTCAAGTATCATCTGGAAGTACTCAGGATCAACATGAGCGAACGTTATCGGATCAATGACCATAAACTCAAGTCCCATTGCAAACACCTCAGTAGACCCGTCTTTTGTGATCTTTCCACAATACGGATCAGGGAAGTTACCGGCTCTACAGTATTCAGAGTCATATGCATGTTCAGGCATGATTTTGGATAACAACTGATAGTTCTCTCCTCTGGTTCTCGATGCCTGGAACTGTTTTGCACGTACCATAATGTCAGGTTTATACATCTCTATAACATGGCCTATCTCATGGGCCACGTCACCGGTTGTATACTGTGATGGAAGCGTAACCAAGTATCCAGTTGATAAAGGCTGCACCCTGGACTGCTGCACGGTATCATTCACCTGTATAGTAACAACAAGGTTATCAAATATGTCAGGATGCATGATACGTTTGATCTGATCCACGGTGTACTGAGCATTACCTATATTCTCCCCTGTAAATGTGAATGATCCTTTGTCTGAATGCATAGGGTTTGCTGATACCCGGTCTAATGCAGATGATGTCAGGTGTTTTGTATACTCATGCATCCTGGCTTTCATCGGAGATACCATCTCGTCATACCGGGTAAGCTGTGCAAGAATGGGTTTTATCTTGGTATCGTATACTGACGGATCCCTGAAGTACTCTTTCATGGCAGATGCATATGCATTCATCATTGCTGTATATTGAGGAGTATACTCCTGCATTCGCCCATGCATCTCATGTATCTGTCTGTAATGAGATGACTTCTTTATACGGGTACATAGATCCCTGTGTATACTGATAGATTCTTTTGCTGGAGAGTACAAATACAAAACACCTACATAATAGGTGTAAATAAAACTTAAAAAGATAGGGTCAGGTTCGCTGGAATGACGAGTATGATCTGACTATATCAGCCTTATCTTTGAATCTACTCAATTCAAGGCAGTCACGGGTATAATAGATATGTGCTGACAGTGAGATCGTCTCAAGCGTACCGACACTGTAGGTAATACTGGATCTCTTGTTTATCTCATCAACGATGTATTTCTGCAGGTAAGCAAGTCCGTATGCATTCTGTCCCCATGCAGAGAGCATATCATTGCTCCTGAAGAGTGCGGTAAGATCGATATAGGATGTATGTGGTCGTACACGACAGTATACAGACTGGAGACATGGTGGTTCGTTCTGCTCAATATCATGGTTTGGTGACCATGTAATAGCGATCGCACGCCGTGTATTTGGTGATTTCACGATACGATCGATGATGGATGTATGAATCTGGTTGATACCCCCTGAATTCCCGTCACCTTTCCATTTAATATAGTTTGCAACGCCTGACGGCATATATCCGATATATGAAAATACTTTATCAAAAATCCTCTGAACATATGTTCTCTTTCCTGAACAGTGGAACATGACAGTAGGAGAGAAGTAATCACATAACCGGTTCCCATAGGTGTATACTGCATCGGTACCGTCGTTCTTTCGCAGGGTGACTGAGTAGAATGAGTTCTTATAGGTATCAGCAAATCCCTTTTTAAACAGTGATGCTGATGATATCATCGGTTCCTGCAACGGGTTATTCACCTTTATAGCAATAGGTTCACCGGTCTCGATAGTACATTCACCGTCTTCAGTCTTGAGACAGGTGCTGTTATCAGATATGTAATTGATCACTGATTCGTGGGCTTGTCCGATTGTGTTTTCGTTGATGACAAACATTTCCGTCTCTCCTGGCGTTTCACTTCAGTGATAACGTCCTTGATCGAGATACCGGTATATACGGATATCTCATACGCATTCTTTCCATCATACAGGTATAATTCAACATCAGCCGTAAACTGTGATTTATCCTCAGGCTTCAGTCTTGACCGTACACGCCGATTCTCCTGCCTGTAACGCGGACGAGTCTCAACGCCTGCTTTCTTGAGCCTGTTGTATACAGTCATATCAGATATACTGTATTTTCCTGCAATATCCATCAAGGAGAGTCCTGACTTATAGTCAGCGATAATATCTTCAACCGGAATTGATAGGACCGGTCTTCCACGTTTCACCACGGTATATAACACCGTGAATTTAGTCTATCAACACAAATTATATATAATTTATGTAATACCAACAAAAAAGATGGTTATTCCGCTGATATTGCCTGTTGAATCTTATCAATACGCAGGTTCTCACGCTCTCGTTTCAGAGTTTCTATACGTGTAAACCTTCGCATCTGGGATGCACACATAGGAGAACCGCAGGTCTTTGCACTCCTTTGCTTTCCGAATATCTCTCTATTACAGATAGGACATCTCCGCTCTGCAACATTATTCTTATTACGCATATAATCATTAACCATCGCTATAATGTCAGATTCTGGACGTTTTATAATGTCAGATATCTGCTCAACAGTAAGATACTGATCCTTTAATATCTGCTCTATAAGGGAGAACGACTCATATGTAGCCCAGATATTACCAAAATGATTGTTCGTTGTTTTGGGTTTCTCGCGTAATTTGTATACACGCCTCTCTCCTGATAATACACCATACCGTATCAGGATGTTACGCACTGTTCCATATGATATACCCATCTTCTTAGCAATTTGGGTGTAGGTAACTCCGTCTTTATACATTTCAAGAATTGCATCATGATCGCATGATAATGGTCTACGCGACATGACCCTTATATTTACTCAGAGATGTATATAATAGTTTTCATATTATATTTTTGGCCCTTTCATGCCCCCTATCATTTAATTTATTTTCAGATTTGACTTATTTACTTCGTTTATTTGAGATTCTAACCCTCATCATAAAACAACAGTAGCAATTATACCTAACATTTACATTCATTTTATAGTTTTTATTAAAAAGCGCTGCAATATACATACTCTAAAACTAATTTTAAGTGATATTATATGAGTGATATTATAGATTAGTCATACTTGATTCCTAACATTATTCAGTTACCGTGACGTAGTGGTGGATCGTGGTAAGACTCATCCTCATAACCCATAAACAGACAGTAATATGAGTTTTATTTTGATGTGTACATATTAATAATACGCGCATACTGTAGTATATAAATTATAAAACTATTATATAAAGTATATTGATAAAGTATATATAGTTATAATGGTAATATGATAATGGGTATATTCGACTGTTCATGTAATGAATATGTCATGGGTATCCGACATGTTCATTTCGAGCTCATTTTCCACTCATCATGTACCGGTAAACCGCCGTTTTTGTAATATGATACGTAATAATAATACAATATCTCAATAATAATCAATCAAATTAACATGCGCACCTTTAATTCACCCTTAAATAATAGCAAATTCTTATACATGTTAGGAAACAACATCGCTCCGATTTACTGTTTTATTTAAACAACTTTCGTTTCCACTCCTAAACACCACTTTTCACATATATAAAACCATCAGTTATCGTTCAATCATGTTTGACAACAATTAATGCCCATGTTGTGTGAATTTCACAAGATCGATCAATATAAATACTAATACCTCATAGTATAGTATGTGGTTATGACGAAGTGTCTCATCACAGGAGATGAAACAAATGGAATACATATCAGCGTCTGAAGGTGCAAAACTAGCAAAGAAGGCTCTCAAGGAACAAGGGTATGATGTTGTTCGTGCCCGGAAGGGTAAAGGCACAGCATCCAACTGGATCGAGATTGTTGTCATCCTTCCTGATGACATCCCATACCTCAAACAGTATCCAGCAAGTGCAGGTCACACGCTTGAACGAATCAGCGAGAGTGCATCTGATTACCGGCAATCTGCTGAGAAGATCGCTGCAGAGGCTGCCGGGAGATCAGATCTAAAGGATGATATACAGTCTGATTACTTCGAACGGAATATGTTGGTGCAGGCAGTCTCCCGTGAGATGTGGGTAAAGAAGTATGCATGATATAGAACGCTGTCCTGAATGCAATGAAAAGGGCAAATTTGTTAAGATGCTTGGTGGTGCTATAATACGAGAATGTACGTGTGGGTGTACATATAAGCATAGCCCGGTTGGGAGAGTAAATAAGTATAATTTTAAGTTATAGACCAGTAACTTTATATACTCAGTACATCAACTCTTTTCAATGACAACGAGTATACTGGTTATTTCAGATATTCACGGTGGTGCTCCCTGTAGTTTAATGAAAGAACGGGTTACCATCGGAGATCCTGAATCCAACCAACAATTCACTATTTTATCAAACGAAGCACAGGATGAACTCAGAAAAGAGTGGAACGAGATGATCCATACATATGATCATGTTGACAAGGTCTACTGTATGGGTGACTTCTGCGACGGCACCAATGAGAAAGGCAGGGGATACCATCTCATCACATCAGATATGCATGAACAGGTGAATATCGCTGCAACCATGCTGGAGGACATCCCATCTGAAGAGTATATTATGGTACAGGGCTCTCCCTATCATGTTGACCTCAATATGTCTGCTGACCGGGCAGTTATGATGGAACTTGCATCCAGGAAGAAGATCAAGTACAGGTTCTCAGGACAGTATACCGATAAGGTAGAGAAACTGAAGATCAACCTGAGACATAAGACATCATACCGGTCTAACTATCTGAACCGGCCAAACGGGCTGATCAGTGAGATCAACAACATCGTTGCAAACCCGTACTATTACGACACATCCAATAGACCTGACATCATTATCAGAGGACATACTCATTACTCTACAGAAGTGAATGCCCATGATATCCATGGGATCATCTCCCCGGTATGGAAGACGATAGATGACTTTGCATCAAAGACAACAAACTCGTTGATCCCGTCTGAATGCGGGTATGTCTACATAGAAGTGAACGGAAACGATTACGATTACGATATCCATAAGTTTGTAGTTGATTTCTAAACTACAACTCACGCTGCTATCAATTCAGGCTGAATAATGAAAGTATTGATGATGTCTATCATGACATCCTTATCATTCTCGATGATACCATCAGCCACCATATCATGAAGCTTGTTCAGGATCAGTTTGATCTTAGGACCTGCAGGTATCCCCAGTGCCATGATATCATTTCCATTAACTGCAAGTGAGTTGGTGTTCACCGGGATCTCTTTCTCCTGGAAGTGAAGCCATGCCTGCCAGCAGGCATTGGTATTCTTGAACTCATCGAATGTGTACTTACATTTAGACCCGTCAGGGAGGATTCTACCGGTATGATCTGCATACTGAAGCATCACCAGATCTAACGGGTATACGTTATGTTTAAGCATGTCATCGAACGCTTTCGCCCATGTGGCGTTTCGTAGAGTGTCCACATACCCGTACATGTGATACCTGATCAGTGTCGTGATATAGTCTGTATCATGTTTACTGAACTTGTACCCGGTAAGCAGATCACGCACCTGGTCTGCTCCAAGTTTGTCATGCCCGTATGCTCTGCCGTTCTCATCCATGGTATCGATCTTGCCGTAATCATGAAGCCATGCAGCTAAGCAGAGATTAGCGTTGTCTGTAAGTTTACAGACACCCTTGTACACCATGAGGGTATGATCTATCAACGACTCGGTATGGTTCTTACCGGCAGTCATGGCAACCATATCCTCCATCTTTGGAAATATACGAAACATCAGCCCTGTATCAATGAGGAGATCTGCGATAGCGGGATGGGGAGCCGCTTTCATCAGCTCTTTTGCTATCGTCTCTACAGGAATACCTACCAGTGAACACGACCTCAGTATCTTGTACAGGTCATAATGGATTATCATGTTGTACTTTGATGCAAATCGTAAAGCTCTCACTATCCGGTTAAGATCCTCTGATATTCTCTCCTCTGCATTCCCTACACACCTCAGGGTTTTTGTATGGATATCGTTCACTACATTCTTCTTCATGATAAACCCGGTCTTATCCATTGCTATTGCATTGATGGTAAAGTCACAGGTATCAAGGTGCTCTAGGATGGTAGTTCCAAATGTGGTACGATCTCCCCCTCGTCTGAATGTAGAGATCTCGATATCTGTATGAGGGATGGATACCGTAAATATCCGGTCCTGGCCTCTGATAGGTACCGCTTCAGGTACGTACTTCATAATGACATCAGGGGTTGCTGAACAGAACAGATCCCAGTCATGCGGTGTTGTATTATATGGAGATAGGTTGTGGATGGTTGCAAACGTACTGAGTGATGCCCCTCCTACGATATAGATCTGGTGCTGATCAAATCGTTGCATCACATCTGACACATGGTCAGGAATATACCCTGACAGATCCATCGAATAGAACTGATAATCCATCATGGATTATATACGCTAAAAAAGGATAAATAAGTTATGCTGTAACTGCTTTCCTGCTATTAATGAAATCGTAGACGAAGGATACCAGTTTATTAGCTACATAGGTGACTGCAAGGTAGAGCGCAGAGTTGTTTGCCATCTCAGCAGTGAAACTTGCATCAGTAACGGTAATGCCGTTCATCATCATGACATATCCTGCGGCTGCTCCGACAATAATAGTCACAATGAACTTTGGTGCAGAGATATCATCTCCGGCAGGTATTGACCTGACCAGTCCGACGATCGCATAGACCATGGCACCGATGATCGGTGTAAATAGTGTAAGATCCATAAATATCAAATGTGTTGTTTTTTAATGTAAGTATATAATATTATCGCTATCATCCCCATGTATTATACGACTCTGTAACGACCTCTCCACCCTTACAATTACGCTTTACATACCATTTAGAGACTGTATCTGGCACAGTTGCAACCTCAAGCACTGCATAATCTCCATTGGCAACGGTGCCTAACGCCTCAATACACGCAATACGATCAACGTCGGTACGATCATCGACGTTTGTCTGCCACTGCCCGTACTTGTCTTCGTATATGATCTTGACACTATCGGTTACCAGCACAGAGGCATCTATCTTTTTAAATGCTACAAATACCGTATGGTTCTCGGTGATATTAGTAAACTGAGTGGTATAGGATCCGTCAGCGTTATACACCGGCGATATGATCTCAATAGCATCAACCATGATATAATCTACAGTATACCCGTCAGATGGGCGTAATGCAACAATATAGTTGGTGCCTGCCTCAACATAATGAGTTCCCGGAGTTGTAATAACACCGCCTTCAGTCATGGCCGTAATAATAGCAGGAGTGATAATATCAGGCTTTAATGTAAATGTAATCGCTATTGTATGATTTACTGATAATGAGTTCAGCTTTATCAATGATACCGATCCCCGCTCTTCCCCGTCTACCAGCACTGAACTGATATAGTATCCGGTTCCCGGGACTATTGATACCGTTACATCATCCCCGGTCTTTGGGGTTGAGTTACTGAGTGTGATAGTACCTTCACCGGTATATGATGTGGTTATCACCAGATCTTTCTGTGCAAGTAATGTTGTTACCCTGGTAAGTTCAGTTGTTACCTCGGCTTCGGTTGGTAAATAACCTGAGAAGAACCAGCCTTTATGGGTGATCAGCCATGTATACCCTATCTTTGATAGGTTGAATGTGCCATCTATTGTGTTCAGAGCAACCTTGACCATACTCAAGGTTACGTAGTAAAAAGAGATAAAGATTAATTAAGTTTTGATAATACCATCATTTTCACTTTCAGCGTCGCCTCATTTACTGATGGTACCGATGAAGCCGGGATGAGGTCAAACAGGATCTGAACACCCTTCTTGCTGAGTAGTACTTCATCCCTGGTGGATTTGTCATACTCTTTCTCTCCAAGATCCGCGAGCGTGCATTCGTAGCATAACGCCGGGTAGTTCCTGCATAGGATGCTTAATGCGTGCTGGAGATGTGCATTGGTGAATCCAGCTGCACGCATGATATCATAGGTGGATACCATGCCTTTCAGGATCCTGATAGGCGTGCCGTTATAGACCAGATCACCCAGTATGGCATCCTGAACTGGTGGCACCACATCAGGCACCTCTGGTTCTGGAAGTTGTGGGACCTGCACCGGCTCTTCATGGATATCAGGGTTGATGATCTGTTGCAGTACATCAACGATACTTCTCATCCACCGTGGTTTTCTGATCACCGGATTATGTTCAGATGCGATCAGTGCAGGGAGAGACTTATGCACAGGTACCGACTTTCCATATTGGATACCTTTATCGGTAATCTCCCATTCACCCTCTCCGATCTTTCTGATGAACCCGTGCTCCTGTAAGAGCATATTCACCTTTCGCGCCGGTAATGCAGGTTCAAGTTGTTCCCCGATCTCGGTTGCATTGAGCGTATCATAGAATACATGCTCCTGCGGGATGATGGAGTACCAGCAACTCAGATCAACACCTGAATCCACCTCGGCCTTCTTCAGTGCCATGATATGCATCTGCTCGGTCTGGATGAAATGGGAGCGTACCATCTCTTTCCCGATCTTAAGCTGCTGAAGGTAGATACCAGATGCAATACTGTGCGCTGTTACTGCAGGGGTATCGAGTACTGCAAGGTCACCGGACAGGACATTGCCGATGAATGTAGCAACCCACTTCTGAAATGCAATACAGTTTGCCTTCACGTTTGGGTTGGACAGTCGTTCGACATGCATCATCTGGAAGTAATGCACAACACCCTCTTTGTTCAGCACCGTCTCTTTCTGAATTGCCCTGAGTGGATCAGTCTCTCCTAGCGTGGACGCCACGTCCACTCTTGAACATCCGGGGAAAGTTGACTCAATTCGCTTAACAATCTTTCCCGATGTACTTCGATCAATACCAATAGCATTCCGTATGTCAGTGAGTGAGACCCATCGATCGCCATCATCAACAAACCTGATGGTATGGTTATTGAATATCTCACTCATGATCTGGCGACCGGTTTCCACCGGGGATGCCACCATAAGTTCTGTCATATTTACTGATAGGAGGTTATTGTATATAATTATTTTGTATTCAAATAATTATTATAGTATAAATCAAAGATTTATGCAGATGATATATGCAGATGCTATCACTGAAGATTATATCTGCACTAGGTGTGGATCTCTATTAGAATGTAAAGATAATGTTACCTGTGATCCAGATGAATTGGTTAAAGGATTCTTTACATTATATAAATGCCCTGGTTGTGGGATGATTTATGTACAGTAAAAACTTAAATAATGCGATATTTGCTGGAGATATCCCTAATAATCATACATGTACATGGTGTAGCGCTCCAATACAGTTTATACAAACTATTACACACAAATATGATAATGTCACCGGATTTTATAAAATGTTTAAATGCACCGGGTGTGGTAGGATCTATACATAATGCTAAATTATTTATATGAAATTATTCTAACTATATTGGGTCAGTGGGAGAGCTTGGCAGAATCCAGCAGACTTAAGATCTGCCACCGAAGGGTAAACGCACCGGTTCAAGTCCGGTCTGACCCATCTATTATGGTAAAAGGAATTATAAAAGGAAGTGTTGGTGATTTTAGAGGTTTGGATCCATCAGAATCTATTAGTGCAAAAATTGATAAATATACTAATGTAGATTTTGACATCATCGAAACGCAAGATGGTATAAGACTGGAGGTAAAACATGGTCGTTGAAAACGTTAAAGGTATTATGCTTAAAGAAAGGAAGAATAATACTATCTTTATTTTCATGAATACAGATAATATGCCAACATATGATCCAACTAAAGATATTCTTGTTGTCAACGCTACAATTGAAATAAAAGATAAATCATTTCATATCATCGGTAAAATGATAAATCATGATTATTTAGAGGAAGAGAAACTTACTAAAGAGTTATCTGATAAATATATCATTCATGATGATGAGATTCATACATCTATCTTTGGTGGAAAGAAGATAACCGGTTATATTGCACGAAAGAAAACATCTGATTTTAATGTTGAATACCATTGCAATTTTATGGTGTTAAGATGAAGACATTAATCTGCCCTAAATGTAGGTATACAATCGAAACAGATGATACTGCAGTATGTCCTCATTGTTGTATAGAATTAAAAGAGGCTCTTCTTGGTTGTCCATTATGTAATGGCCCATCAGAGGTTTGGTGTATCGAATATGGGGATTGTCATATCGAGTATTACTATTACGTAAACTGTAAAGATCATGATGGGTGTGGATGCCAGACAGGAGAATTTAAAACACCTGAAGAGGCTATACAGAAATGGCATAGAAATCCTGCAAATAGAACATGGTATCCAATTGAGAAGGTGAATTGGTAAAACAAAAGATTTATAACTATTATAGTCAATTATAATAATGGATCAGATAGCGGTCATGGGATTTTGATCAACAGCATGGTGCAAAGGAGCCTGCTTCGGGACAAACCTCTAATAATTCGGCCCAAGGCCTGATTCATAGGATCATTCTCCAATGGCAGGAAACGAGTTTCCAAAACTCGTGATGTAGGTTCAACTCCTACGTGGTCCATCTCTGGTATCAGAAACTATGGAGAATCAGCGTTAAGCGATCAATTGCTCCATATGAGGGTGTCCGTGATTACTCCCATCACTGAAGTGACGGGCATCTAGGGATTGAACCCACAGACTGCAACCCCAGTCTGAGTATGTTGATTGCAGCGTTATGGTCTCTTCCTAACGAGAGACCACACGCAGGACAGTCATGTACCGTTTCATTCCTATCTTTTGGTACTAACGTCCCACACTGAGAACACATTTTAGTGGTGTTGCGTGGGTTAACCAATATAACCGTTGTACCAGCATCTTCCGCTTTGCACTGAGTTTTACTGACTAACTGGTTCCATGCAGCATCCAGAATATGTTTCTCAATATAACAATCAGATCTCTGCACCATTTCATCAATCTCAAGTTCTTCAAACGCAATAAAAGAGTAGGTCTGAACTAAAGATAGACTTAACTTATCACAGAAATCTTTCCGTTTGTTTGCTATTCGTTCATGAATATGAGCAACTACCTTCTTACACTTCTTCCTAAGTTTAGACCCTTTTTCAGCAGCACTTAACTTTTGTTGTGCTTTTTTAAGGATAGGCTCATCCTGCATAAGGAACCGTGGCGGCTGAACTTCATCACCATTCGATAAAGTGCAAAGAGTTCTAACTCCTAGATCAATACCAACTGCTTTAAACTCTCGTTCAGATTTCTGTTTTGGTTCTTGTTCACAGGCGAGAGAAATAAACCATTTACCGGTACATGTCTTTGAAACCGTGCAGGTTTTGGGGTTACCTTCTACTGCTCTGTGCTGTTTAACCTTAACTTTACCGATCTTCGAGAGTTCAATGTACCCAGATCTTAATCTGAATGCAGTACCGGGTTGAGGATACGTGATAGAGTTATATCTACCGCGTCCCTTAAACCGTGGATACCCTGCATTAGTTGGATCTATCTTGACTCTACGGAAGAAACCTTGAAATGCTAAATCTACTCTAACCTGAACATTCTGCAATACCTGAGAATGTACTTTAGATAAATAAAACGGGTTTTGTTTCTTCCACTGAGTCAACTGTTTGTTGGTTTCAAACAGAGAAATAGAGGTTTTTGTTGCTTCATACTCATCTTTTCTTAAAGCTAATGTCCTGTTATATATTCTACGGCACGTCTCAAGAGTCTGTTCTAACACAGTCTCTTGCGCCTTGGTAGGATATATTCTGAACTTATACGCTTTAAGCGACATTGCACATTATAATTGTACCGCTTAATATTTATACTTATCTCTATCTACTCAATTCATCTCACATCTAAAGAAGTGAGATGAATGGCATAAAGTTTATCTTTTATTAGATCCAACATATGTATAACAGATTGGACACACCTTAAGATCAAAGTGGAAGAAACTGGATCATCTGTTTGTACTGATAGTTTCTGGCAGACATGTCTGCCTTGCTCTAGGGCTGTATAGCACGGTATAGAATCCCAGAAGCCCATGACTTTAGTCGTGGGAGCAGTCACCAGAGAAACATAATGTACCGGTTGTGCCAGAGTGGTCGAACGGGCGGGACTGTAGATCCTGTATTACCCTCGGTTCAAATCCGAGCAACCGGATTCCATGCAGAAAAAGCATGCTAACGAGTTACTTATGTGTTTAAGGAGGGCACTGTGTAATATCCGCTTGTTAGTAATGTTATCGTCGATCATGGATATGAGAGGAATAAAAGTCTGTATAATACTCTCAATTTGCCAGATTAGCCTAGTGGTTAAGGCACCTGTCCTGTAAACAGGAGATCGTGAGTCCGAATCTCACATCTGGCTTCTCAAAGGTGTATAATGAGACTTGCCGAAGCATTGATTGAACGTGCAGATGCACAAAAGAAGTTCAACGAATTAAAGAGTAGAATGTCAAGTTGTGTAGTTGTGCAGGAAGGTGAAGAACCATCTGAAAAACCACTTGAGATCTTAACTGATATCAGGTCAGTGCTATCCAGGATGGAATATCTGGTTAGATGTATCAATAAAATCAACTCACAGACAGCATTCGATGATGCAATGTCTATATCAGATGCGATTGCTCACCGGGATCGCCTTAAATCAGAACATGAATTCTACTCAAGTATTGCAAATCAGGCATCAAATGCCGGAATATCAAGGTACTCAAGAACTGAAATTAGAACTATTACAACGATAAATGTTTCTGATTACCGAGATAAAGCAGATAAAGTAGCATCAGAATTCCGAACTATTGATACAAAACTCCAGGAAATGAACTGGAAAACAGAACTGATCGAGGGATAATATGAAAGTATTCATCAGTCAACCAATGTTAGGGATGTCAAATGAACAGATCAGGTATTAACGAGATCAAGTAGTTAAATTCATTACTGATAATGGAGATGAGGTAATTGACTCTATCATTGCTGAAGACGCTCCTGAAACATCTGCAATGGGAGCATGGTACCTAGGGAAATCAATACAGATGCTAGCACAATCAGATGCTGCATATTTCATGGAAGGATGGAATAAGGCTAGGGGTTGCTGTATTGAACATACTGTAGCGGAGCAGTATGGGATCAGGATCATTCATGATTAATTAAACAAGTTTGGTAGTTTGTAAGTAAGGCGATTGCATAAACCACACAATGATTAATTGGATATTGAAGGAACCAAATCATAATTTACAATTCAGTTCCATATTGTTATTTGTGTAATGTGTATAATTTAATGTTAATACCAATGCGATGATTACGATCAAACGAGGGTGGGTAAGGGGAACTTGTCGGGCGTTTAGCATAGTTGGTTAATGCACTCGGCTCATACCCGAGAGATCATCGGTTCGAACCCGATATCGCCCATAACTTTTATCTTCTTTTCTCTCCATATTATATATATGGTAGTGTATGAGAATGCTGCACTTTGGTCAAAGAAGGAAGGATTCTTTGAGAAAGGATCGTATGATACAGATAACGAGGTAGATCAGAATCGAATTCAAGGTATAGCGAATGCTACCGGAAATTCTGTATATCTCATTCGCGAGTTTATTGTAGTAGATGCTGAGTATCAGGAACAACCTCCATCGAAATGTGCAAAGGACTGGTTTGTGAAAGAGTATAAATCAGGTATGTAAGGATATCATGATTGAAATTAATGGTAAGTATACCAATGCCGTGATCTATTCGGATTTGGTAGAAGATGGTGCTATTGCACAAATTACAAATTTATGTAATAATGAAGCTGCTTGCGAATCTAATATTAAAGTGATGCCTGATTGTCATGAAGGAAATGGATGTACAATTGGTACAACCATGACCATTCATGATAGAATCACTCCAAACTTGGTAGGTGTGGATGTTTCATGTGGGGTGATCTGTGCAAAGTTGAATATTGAGAAACCGATTGATTTTGCTGAATTTGATCACCAGGTGAGAAGAAGTGTACCATCTGGATTTAATTCTCGTAAGACAATACATCCTATTGCTAATGGTATCAATTTAAGTGATTTAAAGTGTGCAAATAATCTTAAACGGTTAGAATCAGCTTATTATCAAATTGGAACTCTCGGTGGAGGGAACCACATGATTGAATTAGATTCTGATAAAAATGGTGATGTGTATCTCATTATTCATTCAGGATCTCGTAATATTGGGAAGCAGGTTGCTGAATATTATCAGAAATTAGCAATTAAAGAGTGCCGTGAAACAAAAAGCACTATTAGAACAGAGATTATTAATAATACAATTGATAAATCTTTCATTGGTGAAAAGTTAAGTACAATAGATCCATTGGTCGATGATCTTGCGTTTTTGGATGGTGTATCATTTGATGATTATATTCATGATATGAAGGTGTTACAGATATATGCACATCTCAACCGGGAATCTATGTTACAAGAGATCATTAGAAATGTTCCTGGTATTTCAGTAGATAGCCAATTTGAGACTGTTCATAATTATATCGATACTGAACACATGATCCTTCGTAAAGGAGCAATTTCTGCGCAAAATGGTGAGAAAGTTATCATCCCAATGAATATGCGTGATGGTGCTATTATTGCAGTAGGTAAAGGTAATCCTGACTGGAATTATAGTGCTCCACATGGTGCAGGGAGAGTTATGGGTCGTAAAGAAGCCAAGCGCACATTCAAATTGGATGATTTCAAAAAGTCTATGGAAGGTATCTTTACCACATCAGTAAATCAAAACACCATTGATGAAAGCCCATTTGTATACAAGCCAATGGAAGAGATCACTAAGTATATTGGAGATACTGTAGATATCATAGATATTATTAAGCCCATTTACAATTTCAAATCAAGTTAATAAAGGATATATTTATATTGTATAAAGATCCATATTATATGGGTTCTGACAACACCATTAAAAACAGTTGTCTGGACAGGGTTTGGAGGATATATTCTCCTGTATCCTTCACGTGGATCATTGGCGCAATTTGGTTAGCGCAACTCGTCCACAAGATGAGTGGTTACCGGTTCAAGTCCGGCGTGATCCGTGTCCCGAAAGGGATTATAAAAGGTTCGAGTATACTTACACGGGTAGTAAACTACCCATTGGTGAATTGGCTGAATGGTTAAGTACCCGCCTGCAGAGCGGAGTAAGTAGGTTCAATTCCTGCATTCACCTCTGTCTTGAGCCTACAAAGACACCACGGTGTGCGCACACCGGATATGAAGGCGGTAGAGATTTGTCCATTATTCCACTACTTAAGTGTGCAAATGGACTGCTTGGAAAGACACCTAACCGGTAGGAGACACTCCTTGGTAAGAGTGCCGTCTATGGATCGTATCCAATACCGGTTATATATCAATAACATCAACTCTTCTCTATGTGTGTTATTCTTTTAACCGGATCATACTCAGTCAATGCCAGTGATCTGATCACCGATACCATAATCGACTGTTTATGCGACTATGGTCCTACAAAGATCGTCACTGGTCCACATCCAGGAGCGGAAGAGTTGGTGCGATCCCTGTATGCTCCACATGCAAACACAGTACAGTTACAAGTGTTCTCTCCTGAACAGAAGTATGGGCTCCATGCAGATGAGATGATGTATATGGAGATGATACGAAACGCTACGCATATTGTAGTATTTGATGCTGATGCTTCGGAGATGAAGCAGGTCTTATATTGGGCAGAACGGTACGGACTGAAAAGGATTTTATAGTTATCATACCAAATTATTTTGTATGACATTTCAGCCTATGTTGGCAGTAAACGCTGATATATCTAAGATCACTTATCCAGTACTTGCCTCCCCAAAATTTGATGGTATACGGTGTGTTGTAAAAGATGGGAGGTGTATGACAAGGAACTTGAAAGATCTCCCGAACGTAGCAACGCGGAATAAGATCCTTTCTCTCTTTCAGGATATACCAGGTGTTATTGACGGGGAGATCATTGCAGGGTCTACGTTCAATGAGACATCATCAAAGATCATGTCATTTAATGGTGAACCTGATTTTCAGTATCATATATTTGATTATGTTTCAAATGATAACTATACGATGGGGTATGCTGATAGAATACTAAGTCTTTATTCAGACCTGTCAAAATATTTTGAGTATATGTTTATAAAACCGGTGTTTCCGGTTCCAATACATGATTATGAAGAATTATATGCATATGAGGAGACCTGCCTCTCACAGGGATATGAGGGGTGTATTATCAGATCTCCAAAATCATTGTATAAGTTTGGCAGATCAACGGTAAAAGAAGGGTATCTCCTCAAGATCAAACGGTTCACTGATGCCGAAGCTGAGGTGATTGGTATGGATGAGTTGATGACCAATATGAACGATCTTGGTGTAGATGAGAAGGGATATGCCAAGCGGTCATCATGCAAAGACGGCCTTGTAGGAGGTAATACACTCGGAAGTCTGAAAGTAAAGGACTGTGAGAGCGGTGTAGAGTTCGCTATCGGCACAGGATTTGATGCAGATTTGAGGGAGCAGATCTGGAACAATAAACAGGATTACATCGGGCAGTTGGTGAAGTATAAATCTCAGAAGTCAGGAGAGAAAGACCTGCCTAGATTCCCGGTGTTCTTAGGATTCAGAAGCAAGGATGATCTATAATGATTAAAACAGGATTTGAAGAATGGGGTACAAACATTGGAATATGCTATATCAATGGAGTATACGCAAATCAACGATTTGAGAAAGTCACTGACACGTCTATAAAAGTTGGTCGTAATGATGTAAGGCATATAGACTATTTAAAAGACCTATTGATAGTGGGTGAAGATGATAAATTTGTGTATGTCAATAATCCAGTGATTGAGGAGCATGTTGAGTGGTTTGTCAACTACTGTCGTGAGCAGATAAAATAAGAGTGTGAATATCGCGACAAAAACTGTCGCGATTATTGTCGCATTAACTCCACTTCTGATACGGAGTGACGATCTGTTCTCCGCCGGTACATGCACGCTCAACAACCCATGATGCAACATTATCAGGGATCTCTACTATTTTAAGGGTGTTTTTGGTACCTGCAGCGTTTGTCAGGGTAAGTGTCTCGATACAGTTGATAAGATCTGCATCTGACCGGTCGGTCACGTTCATGTACCAGGTACCTGATGTGTCGGTCCAGAGGAGCTTGGTTACACGGGTTGGTGTGATCTCCAGAACACTTACCGGTTTGAACAGTATCTCAATACGAGCGTTTGCAGTAAGAGATGAGAACTCATGGGTATAGGTTCCAGTGCCGAGTGACGTAATATCTACTGGTGTACCGTCGATCTTGATAGAGTCATAAGTAAACCCTGAGAACGGTGTAGCGGTGACAGTAATGGTTCCTGCCGATGCAACAACCTGGCGCCCACGTGCCGATATGGTTCCACCTACTGATCCATAGATATCAACGGTGTGTTCTCCCTCTGCAAGGGTTGCATTTGCAGTAAAGGTTACGTTCACAATGTGATTGTCGGTAAGAGAGCCGAATGTCAGTGTAGTAAGGCCTGCTCCACCATCAAACCCATCAACAACAACATTGGATGCGTAGTATCCAGTTGTTGCTGCAATGTCATAGATAGCAGTGGATCCGATGATCAGGGGAGTGGTTGAGTTACGCCTGGTGATGGTACCGTTTGATCCTGCGGTTGCCGTGATGGTGACCGGTATCGCATCATCGTTCGCATTGACAACGGTGTTGATCGTTGTTCCCTCCTTGTACACATCATAATTGCCGATGTACCTCCATCCGCAATTCTGAATGAGCCAGTTATATGCTGCCCGGGATAGCATAAAGTTGGCTGACGTAGTGTTGATTGCAATCTTCGTCATGGTAAGAAAGATAGGGTTTATATACTATTTTAAAAGAAATCAGGCTTGCCAGTACTCAAGCGTATCAACATCCATAATAGTAAGTTTAGAACTTCCGGTATCTAATGCGATACAGTTGTTCTTGATAATAGGAAGTGCGAATGATTTATCATGGCGTATAGCCTGAACTGCCGTATGACCGAAGAATACCCTGTTATACTGAGCAATAGGCCGTCCCCACGGTTTACATTTCTTATTAATCAGTTTCCTATCCCACATCAAGTACTCTGGATCCTGCTCTTCTATCGGTTTCTTATGGTTGAACCCTCCATGAACGTAGAGATTGTTCTGCTCATCGATATAATAGGGTACTGCATTCTTTAGGAGAGTGATGTGAGATTCTGGAACATTCCCGTGATAACTGTCATATGATCTCATGGTAGCCTCTCCTCCCTGGCACTGCCACATCCACATGATCTCACCGGTCATGAACCATTTCAATGCCCACCCATACTCGCTCCCATCAAAACACCCGTTTGTAGAAGAGTCATGATTTCCTCTTATCATGACTAAATTATTAATTGAGGTGAGAATATCAAGGCATCCTTTGGTGTCAGGACCGAGATCACATACGTCACCGAGCTGAATGAGCCGGTCATCATCGGTAAAGTTCACCAGGGATAAACACTGTTTGAGTTTATCAGATCTACCATGAATATCTGCCATTGCGAATGTTCGCATCAGCATCCCCATTCAAGTGCAGCAATAAGACGCATCTTGAGATTCTCTATGGTGCTATTGTTATCGATCACATAGTCACAGGGAAAACTCATAAAGTTTCCATCATCCCGAAGCACCCGTTCTTCTCCTACCCTGGCGATACGGGTAACACGATCAGTCTTTAAATAAATGATGAATACATCAGGGAACTCCCGTTTTAGTGTTCGTGCTCCCTCTGTCTCGGTGATGATAACCCAGTTTGGGATCAGATAATCACTGACAAGTGTCCAGTAGATGTTTCCCCCGAACGTAACATATTCAAACACCATATCGAGATTCTTGTGCTTGGTAAACGTCTCATGATCTGAGAACATGTATGCCGAGTCACTTTCACCATCACGTTTAGATCTTGTGGTATGGGAGATGATGACATGCCATTTGTTCTGTTTAAACCATTCAAGCAGGGTATCTTTCCCTGATCCAGACTCACCTACCAGTACAACTCTCATGATACCGGCCTCATAACGGTATGGGATGGGCATGTATCAGATCCACATGTATATGGATGCCCTCTATACAGGATATTCTGTTCATACTCCTCTGCATCTACGGTCTGCTTTCGGTGGCATACCGGGCATTGTAATGTTATATTCTCATGCCTCATATTGAGTAATATATTGGTTTGATCTATTATAAATATTGTGAATACAAAATTAGTAATATGTATATAGAGCATCCTCTCATCACACCGAATAAGATAGAACTTCGTGAGTACCAAAAGAACATAGCAGAAGCATCTAAAAGCAAATCTACGCTCGTAGTGCTGCCTACAGGAAGGGGTAAGTCGGCCGTGGCAGTACTCGTAATGGCTCATAGACTGCAGTATGGAAAGGCGTTGATGCTTGCTCCGACAAAACCTCTGGTTGCTCAGCATGAGACCTATTACCGATCAACCCTCACACTTCCGAAGGATCAGATCAATATGCTTACCGGGACGATATCGGTAAAGAAACGAAGGGAGATATGGAATACATCAAAGGTCATCCTGGCAACTCCGCAGACCATAGAGAACGATATCAAGAATGGTGTGTATGACTTATCAGGTATCTCTCTCCTGATTATAGATGAGTGTCACCGTGGTATCGGAAACTATGCATATACTACCGTCGCGGAGCAGTACATAGCAGATAAGCCGAACGGTGTCATCCTTGCCATGACCGCATCCCCCGGGAGCGACAAGTCAAAGATAGATGAGATCAAGAGGCATTTTGATATAGAACACGTTGAGTCACGTACTGACACAGATCCTGACGTGGTACCGTATGTTCATGCTACTGATATGGAGTATATACGGTATGATCTCCCTGATGATCTCAGACGCATCAGCGATCTGTTTAAACAGATTCTTGAGGACCGGTTCACTCTGTTAAAGAATATGGGGTTCAGCCTGCCAAATACTACAAGCCCGCCGATGAAGGTACTCAACGATCTCAAGAAGACGATCGACTGTATGATATGCTCTGATGGTGATAGCCAGACAATAGGGTATGCTGCTGTATCATTACATGCCGAGATATTAAAAGTAAGACATGGTATAGGCCTTGCTGAATGTCAGGGATCAGTAGCATTACAGCGGTATCTGTATAAACTGAAAGGAGGATCGTCAAAGGCAGATATTCGGTTATGTTCCTCTCCTGAATTTATTGAGATATTTGATATTGCAAAGGACTGGAAGGATGAACAGCATCCAAAGGTGATCAACCTGCCATTACTGGTGATGGATGAACTTGAGAAGGATCCAGACTCACGCATCCTGATATTTGCATCATACCGGGATACAGTATCAAATATCGTGCATGAACTGAAAGAGGCTGGTATATCGGTATCACGGTTTGTAGGACAGGCAAGATCATCAGATGACGGCCTGTCACAGAAGAAGCAGATAGAGACCGTTGAGAAGTTCAGGGATGGTGAGTATCAGGTCCTGGTTGCCACATCGGTAGCTGAGGAGGGTATTGATATCCCTAACTGTAACGTTATCATATTCTATGAGCCGGTACCGTCAGGTATTCGTACCATCCAGCGGAGAGGACGTACATCCAGGTTCAGTGACGGGAGAGTGATCACCCTTATAGCAAACAATACTATTGATGAGGTGTATCTTCAGGTTGCCAAAAAGAAGGAAGAGTCGATGAAGACACAGATATCAGATATGAGAAAGAAGAAACCTATCTCTATCCTAGACTTTTAATTTATTAACCGTTAAAAAAGATTTAGAGCTGGTCGATCAGCTGCTGAAGTTCTTCAACTGATTTACCCTTATACTCATCGTTCTGTTTCTCTTTGAGGATACTGAGCAGGTGCTGCTTCTTCTGTGCAGTCTCAATGAGTTTTCCCCTGGCTTCCTTCTCGGCAGTCTTTGTATCAAAGATGTGCTGCACGATGGTAATCTTATTCTGAACTTCCTTGTCAGCGTCAGTCTCCTTGTTGAGAAGACTCTCTTCTGCAACACTCTTCAGTTCAGACTTCAGGGTCTTGTATACATAGTCAAGTCTCTCGATAGACAGATCCCATAGATCTTCGACGTTGATCATACCAACGTTAGATGGGAATCGATACTTGTTTCGTACTGCTTCTTCAAACATTGTTATCACCATAAAATTAGAAGTTGATTTTAAATAATCTTTCGGTTACACCGGTAACTTTTACCGTTACTGATGCCCGTTTGGTTGTGCTGAACCCGATCCCTGATAGTTGCCCGTCTATATCAACTACACCAGATTTACTTCCAAGTACTTCGAATATACGTTTATGCTTCTCCAAGTCCTGTTTCAGATACTCATTGAAATATCCTGACGGGTTCTCCGGGTTCTTGCAGTCTTTGAGCATGAAGAACACATGCCGGTGTCCGATACCGTCCTGTTCATCCCAGTAGTTCGGGGAGTACATGATCACCGATGCTGGAACAAACTGACTTGTATGAAGGCTCCATACCTCTTTTGATGACTGTTGTGCAGGTATATGCTCAACAATGGTAAACTTACTACCATCAAATGTCACCGTAGCCACAGGCACATCTTCATTCTGACGAAGTTCACGTGGATAACTGAACTCAAAGATCTGACCATCAAACTCAATCTCTGCGTTGAAACCGTCTCTTCCACCACGATTGTTGAACTGTCGCACAAAGAACTTGTATTGTCCTGGTTTCATCCTGTGCATATCAGTATACACAATGTTCTCAACAGCCGGATAACCAGGTTCAGGGTGTATGATATCAACATCAAGTGATCCTGAACTGGCATGACCTGATTTACGCATGAACGATATCTCATTCCCACCAGGCTCTATACAGTGGGCATCAAGGTCATTATGATCAGGAGTTTTGCCATCGTTCCACTGGATAGAGAATCTCAATACACCGTTGACATTACCGCCTGCCAGTTTGACGTTCTCCTTCATTACTGAGTCGGTGATATTACCTGAGTACGCCCATGAAAATCCATTGTTCCACTTGAACATCGTCTTTGCGTCAGGTTTTCCAGGAGCAATGAGAGATACCATGTTTGGAGCGAGTTTATTCTCAAACAGTATCTCAACCTCTCGCGTGGTTGGAAGGATGTCATTGATGAAGGTAGTGATAGAGACCTCTTCGACCTTTGAGAACTTCTTTGGATCTACGGTGATAGTAGATTCGAGCTCATCAAAGATGTCATTTCCCGTGATACGCTTGGTTGCGTCTCGGTTACTGAACAGGATGTTGTTGACCGTGATATCGTCCAGGGTAGCAAATCTTCTGCTCAGTGATGCCATGTAGCCGAGATCTTCAATGGTCTTCTTTGCATCCTCAAGCATCTGTTTGGTGAAGATTGCCTTCGGACGTTTGTAATTTGTAGGAGCAACCACCTTCTCGTACCGTCGTACCGCCTCATCAAGTTCCATACCTGCGGTGATGTCAATAAGCAGTGTACCGATACTATGATTTCGGATCTTTCCGATTACCGGTCCTGCTTCTACGGACTTCTCCCATGTGAATAGTCCTGTATTCTTCACAGAGTCAAACTCCACCTTGTACTTTCTGAACTGCTGGAGGACACCTTTCCATTCCTCTCCTTTGTACAGGGTATTCGAATTGATCAGGTCAAGCACAATATCCACACTGTCCAGCGATAGTTCTGACAGGGAGCGTGCAAACACATCTCGAATAGCAGTGTAGTTCCCCCTCACTGTATCAAGTGTGTCACTACCACGGTACACAAACCTGGCAGGTAGATCCATAAACAGGTGGTGCCATTCATGCACGGTACCGTCATCTGCCTGCTCAAGATTCTTGTCTACACCAATTTTAGCCTCTCTGGTAATATAGACACCATTGACATTACCGGTGCTCTTGATGAAGTCATGTACTGCAGAGATGACATGTTGGTATGTCGGATCATTGATGGTGAAGTTCCAGATCGTATCAAGTCTGTTATCCTTTAGAATTACAACGTTTCCAAACTGCTTGACAAACCGTCTGCAGGCTGAACAGTCAAACTCTCGTCTGACACGTAGAATCTCGTTTGTCCCTGGTGGAAAACTATCAAGATATCGATTCCACAGTTCATCAGGATCGATATCAACCGTAAACAGATGATTGATATCAGATGTTTTCGTCTCAAAGTTCTTCTGAAACGCCTTTTTAAACTCTATAAACTCCATGTATATTCCCGTATAGAATAATGGGTACCGTGCTACCCGGTTTTGGTTTTCTCTGCACCCTGCAGAGCCCTGTTTTCCGTCAGGGTGAGTTTTCTGAGGTTCTAACCTCCATTAAATTGTATCCTGTTACACGGCACAGGACATGTCTGTGAGCAGGAATCGGACCTGCATGTACGCCGTGATCGGCTGCACTTTAACCCAGTCGTGCTCTTCACAGACAACAACGAGACGGGCAGAGTCTCGTTGAATGGATATGTGTTGCAACTCCAAACCCATAAATCTGTTTTATAATTCGGTTTTATCATTAACGTAGTTAAATCCCGGGATGTAACAGGTAACACCACACCATTTACACGTTTCTTTACCACACGTCATGTAGATCGCGTTTCTATCAGCACGATAAAGAAATAATCGAAGTCGGTCTTCGAACCATACCCATCGAACATTTTTATGGGAACTTCGATCTACCAGTTGCCACATTTGCGCAGATGTGGTTTACAACCATTGTCTTACATTCACGTAATAAGACTTAACGGATTATACCGTTTACGAGCAACCATTTAAGATTCACATGCCCGTCATACCCTCTCATATCTTAAGACTATGGAGGACAATCCCCCATACAAGTTTTGACCTTGCACAGAGGAGTACTATCGAAACTACCCATTTGAAGGGCTAACAACCAGTGATTACTGCCTGGCTGGACGCAGTGGTTTCATGTGATCAGAACGGTGAGACACCTTGTAGGTGGAACCCGCACTTCATGGTTTCCCATGGCATGGGAGCGTTTGATCGCCTCTCGAAATGTTCTGATATAGAACACAGGTGCTTTAGCGGTTACCCGCTAATCATGGGTGAGAGCCCCATCACCCTATTCTGGTGAACATGCTCCCGTTTTGGGTCTTATGCTCCCTGCGTTGCTACACTACAATGTGGTAATTAATTTGTATTAAACATTTCGGTCTGGTTCCCGTGTTGATCCCATCCAGGCCTTTTCTCACGTGAGAATAACTCAATTTTTGGAATATCGCCGTATAATGTATCAAGGCGCGAGAAGATCTCGTCTGGCTTTCTGGAGTGCTCACGTACCGGTGATATAATAGTAGATCGCACCGACGCACTCACACGTTTCACTCCCTTTCCACGGATTCCAAGCAGTACAAACTCAGCATTGCTCCGCGTATGGTTTCCCATAGACATGAAATCTCCCACTGTTATGATATTATGGTTGAGATCCTCATAGGTCTCAAGAAACATAGGCCTGAAATTATCATCTTTCCCACATGGATTCTTGTTGGTCTTGATCCAGGTAAATGCTATAGTTTTGTATGTATAATGCCATGCAGCCATTAATGTGATCGCTTCTGGCATCATGGGGCCGGTTGTCCACATATACAATACCGAGTCATTATGTGCAATAGAATCAATATACGTGTCCATATTAGCTAAATCTTGTAAAGGCATGCACGGATATTTAAACTCTGCGCCGCGATTCCCTGCAGAAGCTTTATCATTGTACGACCATGGACAATCGCAAATCAATAAAGAATACATTATGCACCATTCTTCTTAAAGACCTGCTTGATCTCATCCTTTACAAGATCGTTTGCAATTATCAACCGATGACCATATGGAGTAAACCCTGGTTTACCTATCTCTGGAGTGCGCCAACAATCCCGGTATGATCTGATCCCTATTCTTTCAGACAGAGATACCACCTTTACAATAGCAATTTTACCCATCTCTGCGCCGACAAAAGCACAGTAATCTCCGATATGTATCTCACGCCCAAAGAAGTCATGGAATGCGGTATCAGACATTTAAGCCACCGTATACCCGCGAGACACCATCTCAGTGATTAATCTATCATCAGATGCTGATGATATAGGATCTACAAACATTTCATCATGGGTGAATGTATGGGTATAATTACAATCAGGACATGTTACAGCAGGTCCAGCGTAACAGCGAATATTTAAAGAACCACAATTAGGGCATTGCATAATAAGTGTATATTATCCATAAGATTTATTGATTATGGAGATAAATATTATATATGCATAATTGTTTTAATACTGTACTGGCATTATTGGTGTTCTCAAGTTTGATACTTCACGTATATGATTACCAGAACGAGGATAATAAGGCGTATTACAACATTACCGGAGATAATATATCGTTAACAGCACATGAATGGTATCCTGATATTAGTTATATGGGACATTTCAACTGCAGTAATAATACTGAATACTATTTCGTGTATAATATCACCGATGATATGTATAAACAAATGAAAGGGTATGCGTTTGGTCAGTAAATGAACCCGACATCATTGGAGGAGTGGTATCCTTGCATATTATCGGATGTACCACAACCTGAAACTATCATCATACCATTCTCTCATAAAGACTGTATCAGACTGTTATCACCTGAGTACTGGACTGTAGGTAAAAAGATTAGAGCAATCCATCAGGCAGCGGTTGATGTAGGATATCCGTGTTTTATGAGGACTGCATACTATTCTGCAAAGTTTGATGGTGTATGCATCGTGAGAACGCAGGATGATCTCTTCAATAATTTGGTAAAACTGGTAGCATCATCATTTGAGGAAGAGAAACCGGTAGAGGCAATATGCATCAGGAAGTTTATCAAGTCAAACGGTACCGAAAAACTCATGAACGGCCTTCCTGTAGGGAGTGAACGGAGATACTTCATCATAGAGGATGTGATATACAAAGGGATGCCGTACTGGAACAATATGTCTGTGAATGACGGTACCTATATCATTCCTACGTATTATCTCAACGCAATAAACACCATTACACAGGAGGAAGAGGATCTGCTCAATAAGTATACCGATAACGTAAGACTGTGCATGAAACTCCCCAGACTTGATACCGTTGACTGGTCTGTCGATTACATGAAGGATATCAATGGTAAATGGTGGCTTATTGATATGGGTGAAGCATACAAGTCATGGATGCCTGAACCTACCATAGAGCGATTATAGAAAGATTTATTTTGTCTTACACACAATTATTTTGTATGATTAAAGCAGATGCCATTCATAAGTTTATGAACGACATGAATAAGGCAGGAATGAAGACACGGATCATCTACCCGCAGACAGTTCCAGGCGTAAAGATCACGCCACTCATCTCAATGAGTGACATCACAAAAGCAACGAGACTCCCGGTAACAACGGTAAAGAGTCGTATGGGTGAGATCTACTGTATCCTTGATGCACAGCCGAAAGAGGTCTCATTATGAAGGATGCGTTCGGTGATCGGATCAAACGATACGAGTCAGTAACAACAGATCAGAAGTTCATCCCGCGGCTTCCAGTAATCGTACGAATAGATGGGAAGTCATTCCACTCATATACCAGGGGACTTGACCGGCCATTTGATGTAGGGTTCATGGATGCCATGATCAGAACTGCTATGGACGTTGCAGAAGAGTCATGTGCGGTGATGGCGTATACACAGTCTGATGAGATCACCCTTATTCTGTACTCTGATGATCATGAGAAGCAGATCTACTTTGATGGAAAGGTACACAAGATCGTCTCAACACTGGCAGGATTAGCATCTGCAAAATTCAATCAGTATATGGGTAGGCAGAAACTGGGATGGTTCGACTGTCGAGCATTCCAGGTTCCAACCCTGATGGAGGCTGTTAATGTACTCATATGGAGGGAGTCTGATGCTGCAAAGAACTCAATTCAGATGGTTGCCCGGGCTCATTACTCTCCAAAGGAACTGGCATACAAGAAGATACCTGATCTCCATGAGATGCTGTATCAAAAAGGGATCAACTGGAATGATCTCACCCCTGCTGAAAAGAGAGGTACCTATATCCTGAAGAGACCGGTGCAGATCAATGGTACGATCAGGCGGAAGTACATGCGAGTATATCTTCCCCAGTTATCAACCATCTCAAACCAGGTTGATGTTATCTTTAATGCTATTGTACCTATCACACCAGATCCAGTATTTTAATGGATCACCACCCATTCTTTTCTAATGGATTATATTCGCGTCATGAGGAAGATTGTTCTGGATCTTGCTATGCATAAGATCTATCTGGATGAGTATCATAAAGCGCCAAAAGGCGTGAACGTTCAGACCGGCCCTCATGGAGGGGAGTTCTATGAGATCCCATACAGTAGTAAACCTGATCTCACTCTAAATACAAGACAGGATATCCTCAATGATAGATTAGAATATTTAAAGAAAGTTAAAGAGAATCCTGATCATAACAGTCCATATTATGATAAATCATATAGCGGTAAAGCAACTCATGCCTCATTACCAACCGAGATACCTGACCATATAAAAGCATTAAAAGATCCTCATGATATTGACAAACTTGATGAGTATGATCACTGGAATAGGTATGACGCTCCTGACTGGATGGATGTAGCCAGTAAAAAGGATGCAATGAAACAGGCACATGCACAATACCTCATCGATGAGCTGAAGAAGAATCCAAATGATACCGAACAATTAATGCAGCAGATCGGTATCAATGATATGCAAGGTATGAAATTACTTGAGGGGATCGTTTCTAATTATACAAATAATATAAACATATGCATTGAAAATATCGTTGATGATCCCAAATATGATAAAGCAATGCCTGTATTAGAAAGATATAAAGAGAGTATATCAAAATATAAGAATATACGGAGTGTACTAAAACCAGGCTATACGTATATAAAAGGAAATGACGATCTCAATATCGAGAACAGAATAAACTCAATACCAAGAAACCATTACAAGAATATTGTTGATGGAATTACTGAAGAGATGGGTGAGATAGGTGATCTTAGTACATCTGATAAAACAAAACCTATTACCGTATTTGCTACTATACAGGGAATGTTTAATGATTCATCTAACGCATTGAGTAAAGCAATATCTCCAATTATAGATACGATATCATTTACCGATGTAGGAGAGGTTATAAACAATGATACCGGTAAACTGCTCACATATCAGGAGTTTAATGACAAGATCTACGCAGCAACCAAACCTGTAATGGATGCAGCATTTAAGAAGAAACCTAATGCAAAAACTGCTAATTCAGCTGCATTATTTTATAGTGAAGAAGGATTCCCTCTTGATAGAATAAAAGATATATTAAAGGCTGCTCCCGGGAATGACATGTCACGGGTTCCTGATTATCTCAAGCCATATGTTCTCTATATGGGATCCAATGGGAGTATCGTAACCTGCGATCCAAAAACAGAAGAGGTTGATTTTGAGCCAATATCATTGAATGACTTGAAGTTTACCGCTATAGATGAGAGATGGCCCGGCGCCCCGTCTGATATAAAAGAAGATGATTTCAAAGATGAAGATGAGGGTGGTGATGAGACTACTTCTGATGAACTCAGATATACAGAAGATTAATTATCTTCACATATCAATACTATAATTATGGCAACGTATGAAGGTATTACAGCCGGACATGAAGTTCAATCATTAGGAAGACGTAGATATAAGAGTACCGGTAATATTATTGCATTTGGAACTGTTGACGATGATGGGATATTCATCAAAGGTAAGTTTATTCCAAATTGGAATCCTCTTGGATATAATGAGGAATCGGTTGATCTATCAGATCGGGTTAAATATCTTGAAGTATATAACGAGGCATTAAAAATTGAGTTATCATCTATCTATGAAAGACTTGATGATATAATGTATACGAAAAGAACTGATAAAATAAATTAAGAGTCGTGTTTGAGCAGATATTCTTTGCTCACCGACTTAAATGACAGTCTTCCTATCTCATAATCATACATCTCTTTTATCGGTCTGAACACCAGGCCTTCACGTCTCACATCATGGTTGATCATAGACTTCCCGTCAGCCATATCAGACAGTGCATCGATGTCAGTAATAAGCTGAAACTCCATATCAATGATCGGAACCATGAGGATGCAGTTCTCAAGGCAGAACTTCAGCACTTCAACATTGCTCCAGTACTTTTGGTTGGTGATATCAAAGATGTTGAAGAGATAGATCCTGTGTTCTCCGGATGGGAGTTTATACGGGTTCTTTGCAATGTTATACCCAATGATCTCACCTTGGAATGCAAGTTCAACACCATGCATCTCGTAATAATGCCTGAGTATACTCTCATAGTCATAGGATCGTGCAGTCTTCCACATACTATTATTCTCATCAGGTTTAAGATCCATATTACGGGAGCAGATACCAAACTCGTTATCATGGAGGTAGCATGTGAAGCTCATTCCATCAAGCTTCTCTGATATAGTAAAGTTCTCTCCTTTATACCGGTTGAGAACGCCTTGAATATTTTGGACGCGGATCTCATCCGTTTTGTGCATAAACGCAGGGAAATTACCTTTTACCAGTCCACGTAAACTCTCATGGATAGGCGGCTCATACTTGGTTACACCAAGAACATCAGTGACATCAGATCCTTCCTCAACAAGTTCATCAGGAATGAGAGAGACGGGCATACATAATCCCTGGCTTATAAATCCTCTGAGCTTCTGAGTTCTGATGCGGTAATGATACTTCTCAAGAAATGCAAATACAGGATTCGTATCAGGAAGAACTGAATCTACTTCAAAGAATATACAGAGATCCCCGGCATTAAAGTCACCCTTCTTAACAATACAATGCCATCCCTCTATGGTAGCAATATCAAGAGTATCAGCATTAGGATGTGGATCTACTGATAATATCTTCTGAACCGATGCTAACTTTCTCATATATAAGTATTATCAGGAATACTTATATAGATAATTATTTTGTATAGAACCACGTGCTGCAGTTGCTACACGCGGTTCTTCAACTCCGTGGATTATAGATCGTTTCCCTTCATCTCGTTACAAGGTTTACACATAGTCTGATAGTTATCAATAGAATCAGATCCTCCTTTTGACTTTGGGATGATATGGTCTTTGGTGACAAGGATCTCTTCGCCGTGATCGTTCACCCCATACAGGTTGAAGTGATACCGTTTGGCTTCTATCTGCGTCTTCTCAAGGTAGAAGTATCGCCCTTTCAGCCCGCAGGTCATGCATGTGGTTCCGTGAAGAGAGAAACACTTGTACCGGTCAGATGCCATATTCACTAGGTTACCGTCAAAGTCTACCATACCGAACCGGTCACCCTCATCCTTGGTGAGATCGAACCTGGTCTTTGAGAGTACTTCATGAACATCATACTGTTTTGGTAACCGATCGAGAAACATTACTTTAACCCTCTTTCCTTGTCGTATCTGATCTGCTGTAACAGTATCAATATCCTCTTTTGCAAATGCAGTACCTTGCCTGGTCTGTTCAGTCTGGCCTGGTTGTAGCCGGTCATCTACTAGCACATGAAGATTACCATTCGGCTGCTTCATGAAGTGAATATACGGGTTTCCATACTGTTTCTGCCGGTTATAATGAATTTTGCAGAGATTACCTTTGCCTTTCTCTCCTATATTCTTTCCGCAGGCTGAGCATTTTCGCATATCTACTTATTTTGTATAAACAGGTTTATAGTTTATTGCTCAATAAGACCCTTCCTCGGTGACAGGGAGGAGATGATTGCTGCTTACATATAACTATAAATATCTGTAAGTATAATTAATTAGTATGTTACATGCCTACAAGTATAGGTTGTATCCCAATACGGTTCAGAAAGAAAGTATTGAGAAACACATCGGATGCTGTAGGTTTGTGTACAACTTGTTTCTTGAGAAGAAGATCAAACATTACGCAGAGCACAGCAAAACATTATCATGTTTTGCTTTGAACAAGATGTTACCTGCTTTGAAGATTGAGTATCCTTTCCTATCAGAAGTACATTCTCAAGCATTGCAAATGGCTTCCCGCAATCTTGATAATGCATTCACTAAGTTCTTTAAGGAAAAGAAAGGGTTTCCAAAGTTCAAATCTAAAAAGAATTCTATTCAGTCCTTCCAGTTCCCTCAAGGTGTAAAGATAGATTGGATTAAAGGTTCAGTTCAACTTCCAAAGATAGGTAAAGTAAGGTGTAAACTTCACAGATATTTTGCAGGTGAAATTAAAACCTGTACAGTGTCACGAACTATTACTGGTAAGTATTTTATATCGGTTCTGGTAGATGATGGAAAACCAACTCCTGAACTAGGACCATTTACATTTGATACTACTGTAGGGATAGATGTAGGGTTAACCCATTTTGCAATTCTATCTGATGGAACCAAGATTGAAAACCCAAGAATTCTGAAAAAGACTTCAGCAAAACTCAAGAAACTGCAGCAATCAGTATCCAGAAAAGTAAAAGGATCAAATAATCGAAAGAAAGCAATTCGTAAATTAGCTAAGTGTCATGAAGACATAGCGAACCAAAGATCAGACTTCTTGCACAAACTTTCTTTTAAATTAGTAAGCGAGAACCAAGCAATCGCAATTGAAGATCTGAATGTATCTGGTATGCTGAAGAATCATAAACTTGCTAAACATATTGCTGATGCCTCTTGGTCAGAGTTTAGAACTATGCTCACTTATAAATGTGAGAAGTTTGGAAAGACCTTGTTAACTATCGGTAGGTTTGATCCATCATCTAAAATATGCAGTAGATGTGGATACCACAACAAAGGATTAACCCTTAAAGAACGAGAGTGGATTTGTCCTGATTGTGGATCTGTTCATGATCGGGACATCAATGCTGCTATCAATATTAAACGATTTGCGTTACTAAAACAGAATACAGGGCAGGATCTGCCCGGTGAGCCTGTGGAGATTGAGTCAGACATTGTTGCTTGCAAGAATGCATCGATCCGTGAAGCAGGAAGCCCCATTCTCGCAACAGTATGTTGCAGGGAGGGGTAGTTCACGAGTATAACTGTAGAGTATTTCAGATTCCATATATTTGGATTGGACTGTAATGGTATGGCTGGTCTCACCGGGCTATCAGAGGGTTTGGTATCGGGGATATGACACCGACATGCAAGAAGTTTTGGACCGGGTCACTGCTCAACTGAAGGATACCCGGAATGTACTGTTTGTGAACACCGCTCTTTTTACTGCTCCAGAACCGGAAGCCCTGGTATTTTGTGAGGTAGGTTGCTGATCTGTTCAGGGGAGATCTCACCGGTCTCTCCTGATCTAATATACGTATGATACTGTTCACCAAGTTCAAGAAGCATCCCTACCGGATACACCTTACTTGCTACCCGGGACTGTTGTAACACCCATTTCACATCTTCAGGAATACACGCTCTTATACTTGATAACCATTGCTGCATATCAGGAACCATAGTAGTGATACACTCGATATCGATCTTATTCCTGGCATTGAAACAGATCTTCATAGACTCGCGTATCAACTCTTCTGAATCTACAACCTGTGTAAGCCATTCATACCGTAATGGTGCAGTCTTTATATCAAGGGATATATGGTCTATAAGGTTCTTACGGATAAGGTACTGAATAACATCAGGCTGTAATCCGTTTGTATGGATGCTGGTTTTAAGGCCGATAGATCGTGATACACGGCAGAGTTTGTACAATGCATCTGGCTGCTCGGTGCATTCTCCCCCAGAGAACACCACTCCTGATATCATAAACGATGCAGATCTGATAAACTTCTCAATCTCATGGATATCCCTGATATCTTCACCGGTGCAGATCTCTTTGTTATGGCAGTACCAGCATTGTGCAGAACAGCCCCTGAAGAAGACAACGCATGATGCTAAACCTGTCCAGTCAACCGTAGATAATGAAACAAGACCGCCAAGATTGATTGTACACATACATACTACTTGGAGAGGAGAGTAAAAGAGGGTTACTGTTCAGGGTGGACCGCTGCGCCACGATTATCGATATATGAGATGTAATTCTGCACATCTTCCTCTCCTATAGGAGCCATAGGAGCAGCATGCATCATATATTTAGGTGTAAACTCATCCCATACAAACTGCTTTACCCTCCAGTCATACCTGGTACATGCATACTCACCGTCAGGATCAAACTTGACAACCGTGATGAGGTGTTCCATATCCTGTGGAGCACCCTCCTCATATCCTGCGTAATACGTGATCATATTGATTCAGCTCCTGATGGTTTGGTTACAGACTCCCACAACTGTGATATTTGGTTGCTAATCTCATTAATAACTTTCGGATCTTTCGATGTGCGTAACTTCTCATATAATGGATGGGATTTGGCCTCTTTGATATCTATTGACTGTGGCGTATGGAACTGGAGCTCAAACACAACCCCATCTTTATTCTTGAAGTTACAATTGATCCCATGATACCCGGGAGATCCCCAGTAGTTCTTTACCGCTACCGGTTCGAACCCATGCTTCCCCATGAGATCAATAGCACCTTTCACCCCATCGGTATAGGTGTCAGGCTCAAACAGGATGGTATATCTGACCAGATCCTTCAGGTTCTTTACAGCATTTTCAGGATCATAGTATGGGCACTCATTGATCTTCTCATATACTTTACGTAATGTAGACTCCGGGGATTTGAGTCTGAAGTCAAGTCCTGCCATGGTACCTTTACAGACCTGTGCTATATCCTGCATAGTCTGAGTCATTTCAGGTTCAACGCTCTTAATCTGTTCAAGCCGCTGTATGGTTGCACGCTTTACAATAGCAGACGGGTATGACTTACTTATATCAGTATCAAGTCGTGGATCAACGGTAGCGATATCCCATCCCTGGATATTATATGGGTCGTCATGGATGACCTCCTTCCCGTGATTTGGATCCTTCATCTCCTCGGCTGACTTCTTTTTAAACTCACCGGCTTCACGCACAAGTTTCCCCATCATCTGAGATATGTAGAACTTTCCTCCATGAGGGCCGGTCTGAACTGCAGTACCCTGAGGTGCAGCCTGTCCGGGATCAAGATATACCTTATTGGCTGCTTCTGATAGATCTATTATTTTTAATCTGTTTGACGTGAGATCCAGCGTTATCTTCTGTATGAGCGGCACCCGATGCATACAATATAAAAAGAGAAAAGAGTATTTAAATATTAATTGTATCTTCAATAAACTTCATGAGCTTATTCTTGTCACGCAGACTCATTCCGATCATATATACATCGGTGGCCGGGCCATCTGGATTGATCTTATTTGGTAACGGTTCTGCAGAATATCTGATATGGTTCTCTTTACAGAACTTCTTCAGTGCAGATGTATGAGGTTTTGAGAGTTCATACATGTCAACATCCCATCCATCATCGGTGACGATATTATTAGAGCATGATAAATGGTAATTTACGTCATAATTAAGCATAACAGGAGTATTGTCGATACTCCATATAAAAGAGTTACTGATCGATGTACTGTTTGTATATACAGGCATCGAACAGACCTATGATGCTCATAACGTTTTGCACCACATGGTAGATAGTTACCTGTTCACCGTTATCACTCAGTTCTCTCCATCGGTTTGCGGTGATGATCAGGTCTGACATGAAATGCTCCACCTCTTCAATCGGGATAGAGATCGATTTGGTACCGCGGTTATATTCAGCAGTGATCTTCTTCAGATCATCAACAAGAGACGGGTCATTGAGTGCGTTTGCAAGGGTATTGATGGTCTCCTCTGTCATATTGTACTTAGTGAGGAGTTCATTCTCTCGGGTGTATATGGTATGCATTGAGTATAGTTTGTATTAAAAATAGATATAGATTTTGCATTATGGCATCTGACGTTATTACTGCCTTAAAACCATTTATCAAGTGTTGTGGCCTGCTTATTTTTAGGAAGATACTTCTTACCGGTTCCATCAGGCAATACAAACCGCTTCTTCATCCTATCAAGAATCTCTTCACGATCTTCCCTGACAGTGACGCCCATCTCAAGGGTTGTCATATCAACAATGGTCATTCCCGATATCATATACTGCTCTTCAAATGACATGCTTTTTCGTATGCCCTTCTCATGTTTGCCGGTAGTTTTGATATTGAGCATAATGGCTTCATCAATATACTCTTTTTGTGGTACTGGTTTTGGATCATACACCGGAGTGAGAACCTCCTTTAATGTGGAGTTTAGAGATTTCGTACACTCTATCGATACTCCGCGTTGCTTCTCCCATGTATCACAGAGTGGGACACTGATATGCTTCTGCTGTTTGATTACATTAGCACCAGTATCAACAATCCACTTTCGCTGTTTAATTATGAATTCTCTACGCTCTTCATCATATCTCTTATAATCAAGGAGTGAAATAAATTGAAATGCACCAGCAAGAGTGAGACATGAAATAGTCCTTAATTTACCGGCAAATTGCATCATGTCTGGTATCGATTTTACATCATCTTTTTTAATATTTACCCTAAATCCATCGAATAATTCATAGTTACGCTGAACAATTTTATGTGCATTATCTACATGCAAATCAAATACTTCTGCAAGACATGCAACTGGGATATACTCTTCAAATCCATCTGAAAACCAGTAGTAGGTTTTATTATTAATCTCGTTCTTGACAGGTTTAACTTCCATTATATTACTCCAGATATAACACAGAAAGCAACCTTTATATCTCAGAAAAGACAATATTGTAGTGTATCTTTTCTGTGAGTGACCCATAAACTTTGATTGGGTGTAGGGGTCACTCCCTGTTATTATACCGTATATTATGGTATGTATTACGAGTATTTAACGCTATTTTAACAAATTAATTATGGAACATGTTCCGTTTCCATAACAAAAAAGATTGTTTGATCTATAAATACTGAAGGTATGGAAACGCCCGTAACCGCTGCAGCGGGTGGTTCTAAAACCACATATCTATAGTCTGCTGACCGTTCATACAGTTCATAAAGTCCATATCAAGTACCTCAAAGTATCCAGACATCTTCATCTCTATCGTCTTCTTGGCAGTGAGATCCCAGTCGATAAGATTGATGATCTTACTGACGTCAACCTCCTCATCAATACAGAACTCGGTCATGACGATCGTCTCTTCTACCATCTCAGTAACCGGACGACCGTTACTGTCACGCTTGAGATACCCGTTCTCGTCATATATATCACGTTCAACAAGGGCTAACCGTGGTATTCCAGGTTTAATGTAAATGAGACGTGGCTTCTGGCCGTCTGGGAGATTGTAATCCAGGTATGCCTGAGTGTTCTGTATACCGCGAGCCCATGGAGTATTCTCCTTTACCGATCTGACAGACTTTGGTATAGCCACCTCATGGATGTCTATCTTTCCGGTAAGGACTTTCGTATATACCTCCTTCACGTATTTTATCGCTCCCTGGAGATCGTCCTTGACCAGAATGATCTTCAGGAAGTTGTACAGGGTCTCTCTGGTCGCTCTACACTGATCAGACCGTTTCAGTTCGATCCCTTTATAGTTAAGTTCCTCTTTGTCTGACAGATCCTGTCCTTCCTCCCATATCAGGTGCCCACAGTACATCTTCTTCTTTTTAATGAGGAGTTTCTTGTACAGTTTCTCAAACTTTAAGTTAAACGGAACACGTGAGCCGTGGTCAAATGACCAGTCAGCAAGAGAGTCATTAAGAAAGTCTTGCATCGTAATACCCTGTGTTACGTTTTCTAAAGTTCGTATAAACACACTATCCGTGTCGCCCGCCACGACCGTATATCCTTTCTTTCTAGCACAGGCCTGTAGAAACTCATTCAATTCCCTACCATACCTGGTGACAGTAGACGCGATATCCTTGTTATATAGCCTGAACGTCTTCAAACCCATAACGCCGTAGAACGAGTTATTAAGAAACTTATAACAGAGCTCCATGTTTGCAACGGTCTTGTTGTCAGGCTCTTTCTTACGGAGAGCACGCATCTCCTCTCGCAGATCCATCGTCTTTTTTAACGTCTTTGGAATGAGAAAGTCAATATCAGGACTTAAATTAAACCCGCAGATGATATTAGGATATAATGACGCGAGATCAAATGTACCTACCCAGTCATGGAGCCCGATAACAGGATCAACCACAATAGCGCCCTGAAATGACTCATCATCTCCATACGCTGCTCTTGCCGGTAACGGTTTCATCCCTTCATGAAGGAGGAACATCTCGATGATCTTTGAGTTGTATAACACATCATCCAGTTTACACCCGGTAACAAGCCGAAGGTTCTCATAAAAGTCGATAAGACCCAGATGCTTGTTGATATTATCCAATGCAATAACATCGTACTTACAGTACTGGATAAACTCCTCCCATCTCTGCTGCTCAAAGAGTTCATCGATCATAGGACCAAAGTCGGTATACTCAAACGCATCATCCTTCAGGAGATCCTTATCAGAGATGATAGCCTTCAATGAGTATGATTCTCTCATGGCCTGGCCAGCGGTGAACTTCTTGAACGCAAGCATGGTATCAAGTGTTGATCGCCCGGGAATAGTATTGAGCCACTGTCTACTATCTGGATTATACCATGTTCTGGTATTACCATACCTGCCAAGTAGAGAAGTATTAATATTAATCTGTTTACCTCTCTCTAAAATATATGGAATATCATAACCACCAGTATTCCACCCGGTGAGGAGATCAGGGTTCATCTCTTCGATGTAGTTCATCATCCTGATATACAGATCCTGTTCAGATGCACAGGCTACATGTTCGGGATCATGAAGCTGAGGAACCATATGGGTGAACACCTTTACGGTACCGGTATATGAGTCCTTGATCTGGACAGAGACAATCGGCCATATCGGGTTATCAGGCATCGGGACATGTTTCCTGTCAGATGATCTGATCTCGATATCAAACATCAATACCCTTGGAGAGAGGATATGTTTGACCTCTTTCGGGATGATCTTCCCTGTTTTATCCACCGTATACGCATACTTGAGTTTGATATCTGTCAGATAAAACCTGTCAATAGGGTAATCTGACATACAGGTGAACTCAAACTCTTTTGCCAGTTTTTTAATGGCATAATGGTTCTTTACAAAACATTTACGCACTTCCCTACCGATAGCATCTTTATATACATACTCTTCAACACGCACCGTTTCAGGGAATAGTTTTGCGTGGAGTTTCTGATGAGCAGGGATGTAAAAGTATGGTTTATAGTTCTTAATAGTGTGAATAGTCGTCTCAAACCGGTCATAGTAGTTTCTGCTATACAGTTTGATGATCGTGTTATAGTCATGATCGACTTCAGCGCCGATACCTTCCAAAACCCATATATCTTCCATATTTCACCTGTTGCATTGAGGAATGCAACTGACCATAATTGCGATAAAAGAGTTGGATCTTATTAGTAATAAGATAGTATGTGTTTGGTATATGTGAGATTGCGGGTGATGGAATTCTCTAGTTCAAGCGCATCTTTAATTCTACTACAAATAACACGATTAATAATATCATGTCCCATTCTTTTAAACCGTACTTGATTGCTATACTCTTCAAATGAGAGAAACATAAGTGGTTTTGTTATTATACGGAGAAAATCAGATCCTACCCGTTCTATACCTACAAAATCAAATACTACCTGATGTCCGTCAGCTAATGGTCCTCTGATCTTATTCCATAATTCAGGGTAATATTCAAATGCATACTCATCGTCGGTATAATCAATAACACGAATAAGCATAAGAAGAATAGAACGTATAGTCATTTAGACTTAACGGAAAGGGATCCTGTTTCAGTCCCTTTACGCCAACTAACTACGTCAGCCCTAGAGTTGGCCACCAGGCTGATCGAGCCCTATATTAACGTGAATCAGCTGCCCACGGGCATCCTATTGATCATATCATCATTACTGGGGTTTTAGATGATCCCACCGGGATATCATGACCGTGTTCAATCAGACTGATCAACAGGTTACAACATGGAGATCGCCATATTCCATGAGGGTTGATGTGTAGAGTACAGCACACTATATGTGCCTGTAATAATTGACGTGAGAAATATAAATATGTGTCTACATATACAATTTTATAATCAGAGCGATTAACGCCATATCAAGCACAATATTCAGGATTGTTAATGGCGAAACTCGTTTATCAGGTTCATTATTAATGAATGATGCTCCTTCTAATATAGCAACACGCTCATCGAGATCAAGCATCTTCTCGGTTGACATCTGCATATACTCTACAATGGATTCTGTCATGTACAGTATGTATCAAAAAGAAGAATGATAAAGATTACTCGGGTTGATATCTGGCTATTTCAGGGTGGCAGACGGTGAGATCCCGGGAGAATGCAAAGTACCCCAGATTAGTGTTCTTACAGATCTTTAATGTAAAGTCCATAAGGCCTTCTGGATCAGGGTATTTCTCTCCTAGATAGATGTTGCAGATATTTCCGCCATCCAGGATAGGGAAGAATGCCTGCTCAATACGTATCTTTTCAGACAGTGGAATGTCCGCATCTACCGGGCAGTGAGTACCGTTGGTATAATAGATGGGCAAGTCACGTGCTCCAGTCTCGGCATACTTCCGTATGGCCTCTTTCACATTACCTTTAACGTGCTTATGGGCGTTCCCGTAGTTTAGCAGGTCAAGTACTGCAAACCGCTGTGCAGTGGTCTCTGCCGGTGTACGAGATAGGGCTAATTTCATATTATACTCTTTCGCTTTCTCTCTACAATATTTATTAAGATCATTGCAGAGTCTGAGTGCAAACATGTGAGATTCTTTATCTGCGTATATCGGATTACCAAGCATGATCTCGCATACTTCGTTGATACCTACAATACCTATGGTATTTGCATAGTCATTATAGTCAAGTAATGGTGGAGATGTCTTCCCTGTATTATAATCCTTTTGTCGTTGCATAGAGAATGGATACATCTTCTGAAGTTCACACTCATGAATCCACTGAAGTTTCAGTTTAAAGATATCAATAGCTAGATCAATATTCTTTTTACATGCTTCAATAAGTACTGAATAATCTCCCTTGGCATCATAAGCATAACGTGGTATGTTTAATGTTATTACTTGATTTGATCCCATAGTGAAGTGTTTTCCATCTTTAAAGTATAATTTATTGTTAAAATCTGGATCTCCTTCAGGGCCGCTTGAGAAGGAGAAGGAACAACATTGGAAACAACTAATCCCATTTCCTGCTCCCCTATACGGTGGAATCATATTATCAAAATATGGGGTGCCGTATTTTGCAGCAAGTTTAAACGCATCTAAATAAAGTTCACGAATAGTTGGATACTCATCTACAACGCCATAAGTGTCCTCATACTCCATTGTATCCATATATTCAGGCTCTAATGCTATCTCAGGTTTTGGGAATGAAAATGGTTTACCTACATAGTCACCTTCTTGCATAACTTCCATAAAAGCTTTAAATAATAGCCTATTCTCACGTTCAAAATCACCATAGTTTTCAGGACCTATTCTTCCTTTGAAAACTGCTGGTTTATCTCTCCACATTTTAGGAACAGACGGTGATAACTGCACAGAACTGAAACATACTTGAGAACCTCTTGCAACGAGATTCTGACTCATTTCATAAATAAAGCACTGCATACACTGCTTAATATCTTTATATGTATAGTCTTTGAAATATGGAGCAATAAACGTAAGGAAGTTATAAAAACCCTGCCCGCCAGATTTCATAGTCTGTCCTGAACATAATGTTTTTACAGCATGAAGAATTGCTACATCTGCCCTCATAGCAGGACCTGCTGTAGATGTATGCTCTCCTAATCCATCACCAACAAACCCATAATATAATACAAATCTCAGATCATAATCTGCACAGAATCTTCGGCATGATACATATTCCATATCATGAATATGAATATCTCCATTGAGATGTGCTTCTGCAATATATTCAGGAAGCATTAAAAGAGCCTGCTCTTTACTCAGCTGATCGGCTTTTCGCTTATGTACTGTTTCAGGAGAGCCACCTAGATTTGCATTATCACCCTTTCCCTTTCCAAGATCAGTCTGTCTAGCATCATATACTGGCATACCGACCCTGGTATACTTCCTTCTGCATTCATCCATCCCCCGTTCAAGAAATTTTGTATTGATGAACTCCCTGATCAATGGTCCGTTTACCGGGTTGATCTTAATAACTTGTAATATAGAATGAACTTCATCAACGATCTCATCAATAACTTTTCCTGTGCATCCGGTCTCTTTCCTGATCGACTCAATGACCTTTACCTGGTCAAACTGTTCGATCGATCCATCATCTTTTCTAACTCGAACCATAGAGCATCTTCTCAGCATCAACCTTATTCATATATGTACCATCAATACAGATGATCGGAGCCTCAACTAACGTAACAGACTCCATAAGAAGTTCCATCCTCACATCATCATCCTCAAGATCACGAGTAGTATATGGTATAGCGTGATCATTGAGTGACTGCTTAAACTTATCGCAGTTAGGACAAATAGGTAGAGTATATACAACAATTTCCATGTATATATCTCTGATTATGCTATGTTATAACGATGACGATCTGCAAGTTCTGATACTTTCCCCTGATTCCATTCTTTCAGGTTTGATAAGTATCCGGTAATACGAGCATATGCATCAACCTGATGGTTTCCGCATTCAGGACAGATGATCTCCCCACATATCGGGCATGTTTCAAACCCGGTAGCATGTACCTTTCCACAGTCAATATCGGTATCAAGCGGGCATCGCTGATGTAACGAATCTTTTGTATGACATACCGGGCAGCACCCATCAACAAGATGCTCATGTGCAATTGATACCTTACATGCAAAACAGATGTATTCTCGCTCGTTTTCAGGAATATCTTCAAGTGATTGATATGTATCAATCATATTCAGTTGTTCATCAGACCAGTGCATAGATGATCAATGTAGTTTGTGCATCTATAAAGAGGGTGATCACAAGGTGATCTCTCCCCCGTCAATGATGTCCACACTACCAACAGTCGGATATGACCAGTTCCCAAAACTATCCAGGAACTTCCCGGTTGTATTCACAAGTTTTGGTATAAACCCGGTTGAAGATGGTGTGGCTATCGCATGAGTGTGAGCTAATGGGGTACGTGCATCAGACAGGCGCACATCGTCACCAGCGCAGACGGTACCTGATGTAGAGCCAATATTACGATATGCTGCCTCACCCGGGATACCTCCCTGCTTCAGTACCTTTCCGCTGTCATTGGCAAACAGTACCATAGCACCGGTCACTGATGATGCAGCACCGATAACGTTCCCTATTGTACCGGTGTCCATCCACCCGATCTGATCAGATGATGTGCATCCAAGCACCATACCGATTGTGTTTGAGCTGGTAGCAGGGATGGGTGATGCATGGGTATGGTTCCCTACTGCTACCTGATGTTCTCCGGTCCCTACCGATCCGTTCTCATTGAGATAATACCAGTTAATCTCTGATCTGGTTGCATACTCAACAGAGTGATAGGAGTTGTCATGCTTCACCGGTGTTCTCGCATTAGAGAGCCGGTAATCATTTCCAACACAGACAGAGTCTGATGTAGTCCCTACGCTCATCCACGCTGCCTGACCTAATGTACCGCCATCTTTTAATGCCTTTCCTGTAGAGTCTGCATACAGGGCAACATGATTCAGTGTGGATCCTGCTGGTCCTATCACATCTCCAGTGCCCTGACCCACCTGCTGGAGTAATACACCGTTATATGCAATGTTCCCGGCAACATCAGTGAGACCTGCTAATGCAGCAGCATTCTCATGAACATGAATGCGTGAATCATTCCCTTCACAGACAGTACCTGCTACGGTACCAAAATCCAGGTTGAACGCATCGTTATGGGTGAACTTCGGTTCGTATACGCCGTTATGATCATGATTCCCGGCAGCTACCTGATTCCCACCAGATCCCACATCTCTCCATGCTGCACTTCCAAGCAGCCCGCCTGACTTAAGATGCTTCCCGCCATCATCAGAGAAGAGTGCTACGGCATTGACAGTTACTGAGTCAGGGCCATGTACGTCGCCTGATGTACCTGACAGGTCCTTCCATTCCAATGTGGAACCGTTGTATGCCAGCACCTGACCTGATACCGCGGTGGTCATTACCGGAATAGCATTTATCGTGTTCCAGTTGGAGTGACCGTGCAGTAATGAGTGAGTGTGGTTACCAAATGCTACCTGGTTTGACCGGTCACCGACCGCATTATTTGCATTGAGGTTATCAAATGTAACATCTGATACATCAAGGTAGTTTTTAGAGTGACACTCATCCCCGTGCATCTTTGGGGTACGTGCATCAGATAACCTGCTGTCATCACCGGCACAGAGTGAGTTCGCAACCGTGCCAATGTTCCTGAACGCACCTTCACCAGGGAGACCGCCGTCATGTATCTTCTTCCCGGTCTCATCTGTCCATATTGCAAAGTGCCCGGGTGATGTCACACCTCCAGGTCCTGACACGTCTCCAGCAGAGTCAAAGTTGATAAGAGCCGATCCGTTGTATGCAAGATACCCGTTCACATCGGTTAGAGCGCCTATAACAGTTGAGTTTTTATGGGTATGGAACCGGTAATCATCACCGGCTGCAATGGTGCCAGATGTAGTACCTACCGCCTTGTTAAACCCGGTCTTTGGTGTTACTGCTCCCCATAGCCCGTTATCATTGATCTGGATATCCCCTGATACACCTGCAGGGTTCTGAAGTGTTACATCCCCTGATACACCGGTTATCTGAAGTCCCCGGTATGTGAGATTCCCGTCAGTCTCTCCAAAGTTACCAAGCACCGTGCTGTTGGAATGGGTATGAAGAGCGTCATGAGTATGATCTCCGGTAGCTACGGTGCCGGTTGAAGTGCCGATATCAAGAAATGCCGAGTTACCAAGTGATCCACCATCTTTTAAGATCAACCCTGATACATCTGCATATACCGCTATATGGTTTATACCACTTACCGCAGGACCGGTCACCGATCCGGTGCCGGTTGACTGCCACCCTAATGCACCGTTCGAGAGTT